TGTTTGCGTCATTCGTGATGTTGTTGAACTTCCAACGTTTCGGTAAGATGAAAGGTATGGGTACCATTGTTGAGTGGTCTATTCGTGACGAGACTATACACGTACAGGGTAATGCGAAACTATTTCGTGAGTTCTGTGAAGAACATCCCCGTATCATAAACGATGAGTTGAAGTCTAAGATATATGAGATGGCCAAGAATGCGGTCAAACTCGAAGACCGATTCATCAAACTTGCGTACAAGTCTGGTGAGATTGAAGGTCTATCCGAAGAGGACGTGAAACAATACATCCGTCATATCGCAGACCGTAGACTATTGCAGTTGGGTATGAAACCTAAGTTCGGTGTTAAGGATAATCCACTACCATGGTTGGACTGGGTATTGAATGGTGCATCACATGATAACTTCTTCGAGAAACGTGTTACCGAGTACTCTGTAAATGGTATGGAAGGTGACTGGGGTTGGGACGATGAAGAACCACAGGTCTGTGGACTAGACGGTGTGGGGTGTGCTGCTTAATGAATTCATACTATCACATTGAATGTCCTATCTGTGACATAATAACGACAGTACATGTACATTATGAAGAAGAAGAACCTCGTCATTGTCCTATGTGTGGTGAGGACATTGAGGCAGAGAGTCTTGAGGATGACGAAGAGGATTAGGTATTTGTATTATATATAAGTCATTAGACCCCTTAATGGCAGTTATATAATACAATGTGGCATTATCAAAACGAAGAATACAATCCTCCCGAAGACGGACTCAGCGAATATGTTGGGTTCGTCTATCTTATTACAGAACGTGATACCGGAAAGAAATATGTCGGTAAGAAGTTCTTCTGGTCTGTACGCAGACTACCCCCACTGAAAGGTCAGAAACGGAAACGCAAGGTTACCAAACAATCTGACTGGATGGACTACTATGGGTCATCCGAAGAACTCAAACTACTGGTAGAGAAGAAAGGTGGTGAAGCATACTACCGAGAGATACTACACCTCTGCAAAACCAAAGGTGAGTGTTCCTACCTTGAAGCCAAAGAACAATTCAACCGTGACGTTCTGTTACGGGACGACTACTACAATGCATTCATTGGATGTAAGATTCACGCAAAACACCTCCCCGAGACATTGAAACCAATCCGTGGGCCTGAACCATGGTACAATAGACCATAGTTATACCCACTATTCATGAAATAAATGTAAATAAGTGTTGACTTCTTGTTATGATTATGAGATAATACTTGTACAAATTGAGTTGAGAGAGAATATATTATGTGTGGTGGATATACTGGTGAGTTTGGCGAGTTAGATGAGATTAACATGATTGCGGAACAAGAAGAACGCGAGAACGAACTCGCCATCCTTTGGAATGACCTCGCTATGTTGATTGATGCTGAGGAGTGTTACAACGAGACGTACTACAATTCAGAGTACAAGAGAATGGTTAATCGTATAAATGAAATCAGAGGTGCAATATAATGTTGAAATTTGAGAATGTAGCAAATGTTGGTGACGTGATTAAAGCGTTTGATTTCCAACCAATGGAAGGTCGTGATGATATGTACATTATCGGTCGTGTCATCGAGAAAGGCCCAATGTATGCAGATATGGATGGTCGTCAGATATACGTCTGTGAGGGTTATAAGGTCTTCGTTAAAGACTCTCGTAGTGGTTCGGAGAGTTACGATATGGACAGAATTGGGACAGAGATGATGGTTCCATTCGAGATGAGTATAACCGAGTTTGATAATCGAGTTGAGGTGATTGTATAATGTTGACTACCCAAGAAGATATATTACGAGCGTTGGTGGTTGGATTGTTTGGAGCGATAGTTCTGGTTGTCGCGGTTAGTTGTGTAGATAGTGTTCTGGATCAACCAGACGTGCACTTCAGTAATTCTACTGGCGAGTGCGTTAAGGTTCTGAACTACGCAGAGGGTGACCTATACTCCTGTGACGATATGCCAAAACGTTATAACCACGTGTGGGTTCAATAACAAAATGTTCTAAAAAAAGTTAAAAAAAGTGTTGCATTATTGTTTTGGTTATGAGATAATACTTGTGTTGGTTGGGGAGAGTCCCCGTTGTTTTTACTTTGAAGAGACTATATTATGAAAAATGAAATGATTGAATTGTTTGCGAAACACGACCTTATTCTTACAATTGACGAAGAACGTTTGATTGCCAAGTGTGACCGTGTTGCTCCTCGTGCTCGTCTTGGTTTCAAGAATGAGTACCACGTTCGTTACCGTACTATTGAACGTATGTACGAAGCGCAACAAGAGTTCATTGATGACCGTCTTGCCACTATCGAATTTCGTGCCAAAGCGAAAGAAGGACGCAAAGTGAGAGCGGCAGAACTTGCCAACAACGTTAAGGTCGGTGACTTGTTCGTTGACTCTTGGGGTTGGGAACAGACTCAAGTTGATTGTTACCAAGTTGTTGCGAAACCTACAGCGAAAACTGTAATTGTCCGTGAGATTGCCACCGAAACTGTTGAAGGTAGTGAAGGAATGATGTGTCAAAATGTTCGTGCGGTTCCTAACGCTTTCATCGGTGAAGAGATGAAGAAACGAATCGACAACTACGGTGGGTTCAAGACTTCTTCTTTCTCTAGTGCTCGTCCTACTACTGCTGAGAAAGAACACTACAACAGCTGGTACTACTAAGGAGATATTATGAGCGACTATGTTTACTACTTGGAAGAAGACGGAGAGTTTCTTCCTGAAATGATCTTTGAGACTGAAGAAGAAGCCATAGAGTTTGCAGAAGCAACGGCGATGAAGAACTACAAAGTTATTGAGTGGGACGTTGATTGACGTAAATTGGTAATGATTCCTGTGGCAATACGTCCCACATTTGTCCCCCAAGAAATTGGGGGTTTTTTTACATATACATATTAGTAGAAATCCTAAAATCCCTATATACTAATAGAAAGGCGAAATGAATATGGCATACACTATTACTAAACAAATTCACGAAATTCTCAAAGAGTTTGAGAGTCAGACGACTAGGTCAACTAGAAAGGAAGTACTTCTGAAGTACAAAGACGTTCCTGCCCTTCTCGATGTACTACGTGGTACATTCGATGAATCTCTACGATTCACCCTCCCAGAGGGTACACCCCCTTATACTCCAAATAAAGAAGAATCCGTTCCGAGTTCTCTGTTGAAGAAGAACCGTGATTTTGGGTACTTTGTAAAAGGTGGGCCAGGCGATAGACTCCCTAATTATAAGGTCGAGTCGATGTTCATCAAACTTCTGGAATCTATTCATGCCGAAGATGCAAAAATAGTTTTATCCATGGTGGCTAAAAAGTCACCCGTCAAAAACCTAACCAAAAAACTAGTACAGGAGGCCTTCCCCAATCTAATTAAAACCTAACTTCCATTTTAAAGTAAAGGAGAGTTGATGTCAGAAAAACAAATACAACGATTGAAGAAAGACCGTAATGAACTTGGATATTATATCCAACGATTACAAAAGAAAGGGAGGAGTGAACTTGCTTATAAACTCGCGAAAAAGCAGGCATTCCTAAACCAAACAATCGAAGAACAAATGACTCAATAAGGAAGGTGATCTCTATCTCGTGCGGGGGGAGTTATCCCCCCGTATCGTTAGACCCTTGGGAATGAAAAACTTATGCCAATATATGAATTTAAAAATAATGAAACCGATGAAGTAGTAGATATCAAATTAAGCATATCCGAGTATGACCAATTCTTGGTCGACAATCCTCATCTCACACGGTACTATTCCTCTAGTCCTGGCCTTGTTTCCGGAACAAAATCTGCACTTACGACCGCAGGTTCTGGATGGCAAGAATTAATTGGTCGGGTTAAGAAAAGTTCCGGTAAGGACAACACGATAAAAACATGAAAAAACAAACTCCTACAAAACCATCTGTGTTAAAGATTGACCATCTCTGCACAATAGATCCTATGACTACAAGTCAGGAAACCGTCTTTCGTGCGTGGAAAGAAGGTAACCATATTGTAATGTCGGGTTCAGCAGGTTCAGGTAAGACCTTTGTCGGTATGTATCTTGCGTTACAAGATGTACTCGACAAGGGGAGTGAATACGAGAAACTGGTTGTCTGTAGGTCTATCGTACCCACAAGGGAAATTGGTTTCCTGCCGGGAACACTAGAAGAAAAGATGGATGCGTATACTGGCCCCTATCGTCAGATATGTACCGAACTATTCGAGGATAGAGAATCCTATGATAAACTGGTTAAGGCAGGTTCGTTGGAGTTTGTGTCTACCTCACATATACGAGGTACCACATACAACGATGCAATCATCGTAGTTGATGAAATGCAGAACTTGACATTCCACGAGTTAGATAGTATAATTACTCGAGTGGGTAAAAATTGTAAGGTAATCTTCTGTGGAGATTATTACCAGTCCGACTTTACTCGGGCAGGTGATAAGAAAGGAATCATCGATTTCTTGCATATTCTAGAACAGATGAATAGATTCACAATAACAGAATTTACATGGGCAGATATAGTACGTTCGGACTTCGTGCGTGACTATATAATGACTAAAGAACTTATTTTAAAGGAGAACCCCCAGTGAACAGAGAAGCAGTATTTGAACAACTAAAGATAGACGAAGGAGTTGTCTATGAGATCTATAATGACCATCTTGGATACGCTACATTTGGCGTTGGGCACTTGGTATTGGAATCTGACCCTGAGTTTGGTCAGGACATTGGTACCCCCGTCTCCGAGGAACGAGTCCGAGAGTGTTTCGAAAAAGACCTTGACACCTCAATATCAGAGTGTCACGCTCTATACGGAGAAGGGACATTTGGAGACTTCCCAGACGAAGTCCAGCAGATATTGGTCAACATGATGTTCAACATGGGTCGTACCCGTCTGAGCAAGTTTAAGAATTTTACAGCCGCTCTTGAAGAGGGTGACTGGAAAAGGGCGGCGGTAGAGGGACGAGATAGTCTCTGGTATCGTCAAGTAACTAACCGTGCAGAACGGTTGATGGAAAAAATGGAGAACGTAAGTTAATACGTAAGACTCATGGCAAAGTACACTCGTCACGATAGTAGAAACAAGAAACGCAATAAACATAAACAGATGGCCTTGAATGGAAAATCTGATACACGAAAAGTGAGAAGTAATGAGAAACGCGATTTTTCAATATATGATTGTCAACGACAAAGTTGATGAACGTGGTGAAATAGAAGGTAGAAAAAGAAGTCAGGTCTATCAAGAATGTGCAGATATATCTCGTAACTCTTTTGCACAGTATGCAGACCACGTAGATGCGGATTATCACTATTCTGATGAAGCGGTATACTGTAAGGATGACAACTCTACTGCAATACTATTTGAATGTTTGCGTGTAATCTACGATCCGATGTTCGACCAGTACGACAAGGTGCTCTTTGCCGATACCGACATAGTAGTAAACACCGATGAAAACATCTTCGACCTCTGTGAAGACGGAGATGTTTTCGGTGTACTTGAGAGTGATATTGTCACTGCCAGTGGTGGTGGATATAACTCTTGGGATTATAAAAAAAGTACCTACATGGAATTTGTGAAGAAGTTCCAGATGCACGATGTTCCTATCGTACCATCACTACCCCCTAGTAGACCATCCAAGTTGACTATACTAAACACTGGTGTGGTCGTATGGACACGCGAGGCACGTCTACGTGCGCGTGAGTTGTTCATGCCTTGGAAGGAATGGTTCTACGCGAAACCCGAATTCCACATGTCTATAATGAATGACCAACCTTTCATCTCTGGACAGTTGATGAAACACGACTTCGATTTGGTCACCATAGACCAGACATGGAATGATTCCCCCCACTACGCTACCGAAGAAGAGTTCTTTGAAAAGGCGAAGATGTGTCACTATACTGGTGGAGGATGGAAAATCCTCATGCTAGACCACTATCACTCAAATAAATTCCGACTATTACCGAAATAAATGTAGAAAACACTTGACTTCTTGTTATGATAATGAGATAATGGGTACCTAATTGAGAGAGAGGTGTTTATTATGACTTATTATGAAACTGTCGCAAAGATGATTGAACTGATTCGTAAGGATAACGATAATCCACATTATGCAATTGGTTACCTTGAAAGTATGATGGGAGCTCTATGTAGGAGATATCCCGAAGTTCTTGAAGAAGTTATTAGTACTATTGATTATTTTGAAAGTAAGGAAGTAGAGTGAATAAAGAAAATGTAATATTGACAGACATCGATGGTGTAGTTCTTAACTGGTTCTACGCATTCGATATCTGGATGAACGAACACGGTCACAAGTTAGCTGACCCAACAAACCTAGTCTATGATGTCAGTGAAGCCTATGGTATTGACAAGGCGACAGGTAAGATGTTAGTCCGTATGTTTAACGAGAGTGCCCATGTCGGGTTCCTTCCCCCACTACGTGATGCAATGCATTACATGAAGAAGTTGCACGAAGAACATGGTTATGTGTTCCATGCGATTACTAGTCTGAGTGATAACCCCAACGCACAGAAGTTGCGTATCCTAAACCTTCAGAAGTTGTTCGGTGAGACTTTGTTTGAGAAGTTCATTATCCTTGGTTGTGGTGATGACAAAGACGAAGCGTTAGAACCTTACCGTGACACCGAATGTCTATGGGTAGAAGATAAACCTGAGAATGCCGAACTAGGTGTTGAACTTGGTCTGGAGAGTGTGTTGATGGAACATGGTTTCAACATGAACCACCCAACTATCCCTTGCATGAAAAACTGGAAAGAGATCTACGAAAAACTGGTTGGTTAATCATATGATATATAACCTCGAGATTAAATTTAATTGAGAGGTTATAATGCGCTTTACTGGATTCAGTGAGTATTATCATGATGCAGCACTGACTGTAATTAACGAAGATGGTGTGGTGGAGTTTGCTTCCCATGCCGAACGTTATTCTAAAAAGAAAAACGACCCCATTATACCAGATTCTCTCTGGGAAGAAAATGTTCTTGATGACGACCACCTGTCATTCTACGAGAACATCGACAGTAAAAAAACCTACCGAAAAAACATGGCCGGAAAAGATGGTAAACATTTTCAAGGACGGTCGGTCACTACACAATCCGAAATACCTGTATATGAGTCCCTTGCATATGATGTTTGTTATGACCACCATGTATCACATTGTGCGACAGCATTCTACACTAGACCATGGGAGTCTACCGAAGATACCGTAATGGTCTCTATCGATGGTGTGGGTGAGTATCAGACCGCAGTCATCCTAGATAGTCAATTCAACTTAATCGAAGAGTGGCACTATCCCAAGTCTATTGGACTAGTCTACACAACTGCCACTAAAGTGTTGGGCTTGCGTCCACTTGAGGATGAGTATGTCGTTATGGGATTATCCTCATACGGTACCGCACCTAAAGAGATGGTTGACTGGTTGATTGACTGGTGGGAGAACACCCCTAATATCGCACCAGAAATCGCTCTAAAACAAGTCATTGATATAAAGGGTAGTGAGAGTTGGGGTCGTGGTGCAGACATGCGCAGTAAACTCAAAGATTGGGGTAACAAGTACGAAGACAAAGACTTTGCGGCTGGTATCCAGAAATTTGCAGAGTATGGAATTATGCAAATAATGCATATTGCACGACAACACGGTTCTAAGTTGGTCTATGGTGGAGGATGTGCACAGAATGTTGTTATCAATTCAATGATACATGAACTGTTTGATGACATGCATATATCGGTATCACCTACTGATGCAGGTTCTTCTCTGGGTGCAGCTGCACTGTCATGGTCAAAGGAAACGGGTAAGGATAGACTTGAGTGGACACCTTATCTTGGTTACAACATTGACAGAGAGATAGACCCCAAGGAAGTAGTCGATCACCTCTTAGAACACGGTGTGTGTGGTCTGGCGAACGGTAGGGCGGAGTTTGGCCCCCGTGCACTGGGTAACAGGTCTCTTATTGCAGACGTTAGATATGACGTTAAGGATACGGTCAACACAATCAAACGTAGACAGAAGTATCGTCCGTTCGCACCTGCAATCCTTGCTGAACATGCACATGACTATTTCGAAGGGCCTATGAACGAGTACATGCAGTACACGTCTATAGCAAAACATCCATACGAGTCAGTGACTCACGTTGATGGGACTGCACGAGTGCAATTAGTACAACCTGACTGTCCAAGTATCTTCCGTAAGATAATTGAAGAGTACTATGCGCGTACAGGTATCCCTATGTTACTCAACACTTCATTGAATATCAGGGGAAGACCTATGGTGAACGATGAACATGATGCTGAATTGTGGGAACAAAAGTACGGGGTAAAAGTGTTTTAATATAAATACCATTACTAATAACTACAATAATAAGGGTATAAGTAATGGTAGATAAAACGCAGATTACAGTAGACAGCGATGGTTCACTGGCTGGTGCAGATCTAGATGGAGATGGACACATCACCGAACAGGAACTCAAGATGCACCTTGAGTTTAAACGTAAAGAGTTAGAGGATGCGGACGCAATGCGTGATGCACAAAGGAACATGGCTTGGTTCGCATTGACTGGTATGTTACTATACCCGTTTGCAGTAGTCCTTGCATCCGTGATTGGATTGGACAGTGCAGCGAAAATCCTTGGTGATATGGCCGCGACCTACTTTGTTTCTGTTGCCGCAATCGTAATGGGGTTCTATGGTAAAGAGGCTCTCGCAAATAAAGGTAAATGATGGAATTAATAACTTGGCGTGGTACGCCAGGAGTAGGTGACTTTATGTGGGCGCTTAATTGCGCCCACAATTATTGTTATCATAATAACATAAAGGTCAACCTAGAATTTCATTGGGAACATGATGAGAAACACTTACATCATTTCGAAGACCCCGAGACAATAATCGAACGTCTCGAATATCTACACAACTTCTATCATCGCAAAGATGATGTCACAGTAACACACGTATTCAATTCTGACGGACGATACACGGACTGGAGTTACAACGATGACTTGGTTCCGGAAGATGATGGTAGTATCCGTATCGCAGCCATACGTAGACCTAATAAGTCACGGTTCTGGTTTCAGAGTGGCGCATACTCGGACAAAGAAGGTTCGGGTGCACCTGACCCCAACTGGATATTCCGAGAAGACGCATTCCGAGAGATAGACAAAAATAAGATTGTTATATGGAGACCTACGTTTAATGCAGAGGTTCCTAGGACTTGGAAAAGACAGTTGACAAATGATGATTGGGATGATATAATAAGCTTACTGCGTCAGGGAGGATTATATGTAGTAGAATTGACTTACAGAACACCAGTAAGTGAAGCATTACATCACATCTCTACGTGCAGAATGATACTGTCTTATGATGGTATGTGGCATTACATAGCACGTAATCTATGTAGACCTATGGTAGTGGTCAGTACTGAAGGAATCACTAAATACCATACTCCGAACTGTGTACGTGCGAGTCCGGATAAGAATCAAGACACCAATATATTCTGGTGGATGAATAATATTCGAGACATGTTAGGCCACAGTAAGAAGAAAGCAATAGAATTTGAACAAATAATGAGAGAATATCATGGGTGAAATAAATATAGACAGAGCGGTAATTGAAGTACAGGGCGGCTGTAATTTTGATTGTACAATGTGTCCTCAAGATAAACGTACCGGAGGTAGACACAAAGGTTTCCTAACCAAGATGTCACTGATAGAGTTTGAAGATAATGTGAGAGACTGTGCACAACATGGACTGAATGTTGTCAACCTAGATGGTTCGGGTGAAGCAACCATGAATCGCAACCTACCCGAATACATTAAGATAGTTAAGAGATACGGTGCGCAAGCAGTCATCTTCTCTAATGGTTTTCGTATGCACGGTCAATTCATGAAGGATTGTGTGGACGCAGGATTGGACTTCTTCCGATTCTCTTTCGTTGGGTCTACTCCTGAGAAGTATGATGAGTGGATGCATAACACACGTGGTAGTAACTATCATCTGATTAAAAAGAATATAACAGAAATGATTGATTACGTAAAAGCAACCGAATCTGATTGCGTGGTAGAGACGTACCATCTCATCACCGATAATAATAATATTGAAGAAGAACTAGAACAGTACAAAGAACTAGTAGAAGAACTTGGTTGCAAGACTGAGATATGGAAAATGCATAACTGGAGTGGCGCATATGATATTGGAGATAATGCAAGAACCGGAGACATCAAAACTTGTGGTCGCCCTTTTTCTCCTGACGTTGTTATCCGTGCTGGTGGGTTGGATGGCCATCGTGGTGCAGTTCATCCGTGCTGCCAAGTACTTGGTCGAGATGAAGAAGCAGTCCTTGGACACACCTCAGTCAATACCATCGAAGAAATAATCCGAGGAGAAGAGTACTCTGCGTTACGAGAGTCTCATAGAACCGGAGAGTATACCAACTACTGTAAAGGTTGTGATTTTTTACTTGACACTCCGGAGACATTGGTGTATACTAATAATTCTAGAGCTGAAATGAAGATGATTGGTACTAGTTTTGACCTTAATGATTATAGGAATGTTTAGTGAAAAGATTAATATATCAGGTTTGTCTGGGACGACAGACCGATTCTAAGTTGTACAAGACGTGTATCGATAGTGTTGCAGAGTACGCAGAACGTCATGGTATCGAACATCGTGTTCAACGTACACCTATTCTCAAGATAAAACCAGACCCTTTCACCAGTAATCGAAGTACTGATAGTTGGCAGAAACATGGTGGGTTCTTACCTATCTATGAGAAAGAGAATGCGTTTGACTTACTTGATGAGTATGACCAGATTGCAATCATCGATGCAGACATTTATATTCGTGAAGACGCACCAAACATCTTTGATGAAATGGAAGATGATAAAGCATGGGGTTCAGTTGTAGAACGTGAGATGCCTATCACTGAGAAGTACAAACAGAAGATTACTAATTACTCACATATGCAGTATCAAACACTTCATACTATAACAAGTTTTAAACCGAACAATCTTGGTTATGAATTCTTTAACATGGGTATGATTGTACTGAACTGTAAGAACTTTAAACCATATCTGAATGGCGATGATGCTAAGACGTTTATTAATCGTATGGAGTTTAAGTCATTTGTTGATGGTAGAGGTGCATGGAAGTGGTCGACAGACCAGACACTTCTAAACTACTTCTTGAAAAGGTATGAAGTACCTGTACAACACTTATCGCACGTATGGAATGGATTGTACGGTGCAAACACTAAGATTGAAGAATGTCACTTCGTACACTTCTTTCTAAAAGACTTACTACCCGACAAGGGCGAGAACGTAACACAATTAATGAAGGACATTAAAGCATAATGATTGACGCATATATTATTAGGATTGACAACAACGGCAAACAAACGGAAGGGGCCGCCAGTTGTCTTGCAAGTATTCGTAAGACAGATTCGCAAGTCAGTCCAATATTCTTTGGTGCGACAGTACCAGATACAATTGATAAACACTTAAAGAATGAATTTAATTATTATGATTCGACTAAGTGGAAGTGGTCATGGCCAACTGACCCAAGTCAGAATGGTCTTGATTTGAAAACAGGATTGTATAAGTTCTGCTACGAAGCGGCAGACCAACAAAAGAAACTTGCATGTACTTTATCTCATATGAGACTATGGGATAAGTGTGTTACTGATAACAAACCTATTCTTATTCTTGAAGCAGATGCACTATTCACACGTCAGTTCAATCTTGACGAGGTAAGGGGTACAGTCATTTGTGGATTGAATGACCCTCATAAAGCAACAAGACGTGCAAAGATATTTCATTCCAAAGCAAGAGAGAAACATGGCATTCAATCAGTACCGACAGTGAATGGTATCGGTGAACCTCCAGTACCTCAAGGTATCGCAGGGAACAGTGCATACTATATAACACCAGAGGGAGCGAAAGCATTACTTGACTTTGTTTCAATTCACGGTGCATGGCCAAATGATGCATTAATGTGTAAAGAGATGTTCCCACAATTACGAATAGTTTATCCTTACTTCACAAGAGTGCAGGGTACAGAATCAACAACAACGAGGTAGATAATGAAAGTATTGCATGATTATGTCCTAGTGACCGAAGACAGTAAAAAAGAAAAGACGACCGAGTTTGGATTAATCCTATCGTCTGATATTGAGACCGGAATGAAACCCGCAGTGGTAATTGCATTTGGTGACCAAGTAGAAGGTCTTTCTCCCGAGAACAAAGTATACTTGGATTGGAAAGAAGCAATGCCTGTCGAACTAGATGGATTGAAGTGCGGTGTCATTAAGTTCGAACATATTAAATTAATCGTGGACTAATATGAAATCTTTTGTTATTACGATTGAAGACAATCACCTATCCCAACAAGCTGCGGATAGGTGTATTGCAAGTGCCAAACGATACGGTATCAAGGTAGAGAAGTTTCCGGCAATCACTCCTAGACATCCAGACTTCGAGTCTATGGTCAAGGATGCGGGTCTTCAAGTTCATATGTTTCAGGGTGGTTATTCTAAGACCGAGAATGCACTTGCGTGTTTCCTTTCACATATGTCACTATGGAAGTATTCAGTCGAGACCAAACAAGATGTGATGATATTAGAACACGATGCAATATTCACTGGTCGTGTTCCGGTATTGTTTGGATTCCATAAGTGTGTTACAATTGGACAACCTAGTTACGGTAAGTTTAAGACACCGATGACACTAGGTACGTCTCCGTTAGTACAGGCAGATTACTTTAAGGGTGCACACTCTTATATCGTCAGACCTTCTGGTGCAGAAGAGTTTCTGGAAAAGGTCTCTGACTATTCCCGACCCACCGATATCTATCTTAATCTAATGAACTTCCCTTGGTTAGAAGAGTATTACCCATGGCCTGTAGTGGTAGATGATTCGTTCAGTACTATTCAGAATCAGCAAGGGTGTCTCGCAAAACACAACTATGGAAAAGGGATACACTTGGTAGAAGCATGATTAACTTAATTACTGTATGTACAGATCAATACCCCATGGAGTATGCCCGTAAGTTGATTACTCGATTCAAAGAGTTAACCAACTATGAAGTAACTTCGTGGTGTATTACCGACCGACCAGATGAGATTTCGGATATTGCGAATACCATCGAACCACCGTTTGGTTCAGGTAAAGGTTGGTGGAACAAGATGAAAGCATACGATTCATTCTACGAAGGGTATGCTGTCTACCTTGATATCGACACTGTTCTAATCAAGAACTTCGATGATGAGATACGAGAGGCAATCCTTGCACTAGAGAGTGAGGTTGTTAAGGTCGCATGTGTGTCTGATGCGATTGGATGGAAGAACAATAAATACAGTTCTTCTATGATGGTTCTGAAGAGTGGTAAGATGCAGGAAGTATTCGACCTATTCTCGTTAGAAAGTTGGAAACTGTTTAACTATGATGGTGGTGACCAAGTATGGACGGGTCGTCTACTTAACGAGTGGAAGGCAGGTGGTTACTCCGAGATTTATTACATGGACGAAGAGTTCAACCAAAACCTTAAGCTCAATCTTAAATTCCATCTGGGGAGTAAGGTATTGGGTAATTGGATATTCCCTAAGTATATCCCAAGTGGATGTAAAATTGTAGATTGTGGAGGTAGACCTAAACCACATGATTTGGAATACTTACCGTATATAAAAAAGGCGTGGCACGATGTTTAGTAAAATATTATTAGGAGTGGTACTTTGTATGGGTATCACTTTTGCAGGATTCTATCAGTTAATACACAAACCTTTGTTGGGTCAAGTTGCACAACAACAGGTACTTCTTGCGGCACAAGAGTTGCGTGAACAGGAACAAGTAAAGACGATAGAAGCGTTACAGAATAACCTACAGAAGACTTCCGAAGCATTGAATGCGATGTCCTCTCGTAATGCAGAGATTGAGGCAGAGTCTAAACGATACCTTGCAATCTTTGCACGACATAACCTATCACGACTTGCAGCTGCAAAACCGACTCTGATAGAAACAAGAATCAACCGAGGAACTAAAGATGTATTCGACAGTATCGAAAACGACACTGCTGTTATTGATAACACTGATAAGTAGTGGTTGTACAACACTAGGTAACTGGGGTAAAGTACCAGAACCTATACCAGTAGAGATTAAGACAGTAGAGATAAAGGTTCCTATTATCCATCCTGCAATGCCTAGACAGATTGACCTCAAAGACCCTCAGTGGTATGTGGTCAGTGACAAGAACATTGACACTTTTCTAGAGGATATTGCGAAACGACACGAAGGTCAGTTGGTCTTTATTGCAATGTCGGTAGGTGATTATGAGTTGATGTCATATAACATGCAGGAAATAAAACGATATATAAATCAACTAAAAGAAGTTGTGATATACTATCGCACTATGAATACAGATGAACCAGAGGTTGTAGAGAATGAGAAAACAGATAATTGAGTCGTTGACATCCCATGCGGTGGGTAAAATCAACAAACATAAAATGAACGTTGAAGTTTACTTGACCAATCCTGCGGGTATTGGTGAACATCCTGATGTGATGGAAGCTATAGAACACGAGTTGAAGATTATTGCAGACTACCATGAACAGTTAGAGATTTTGGAGAGGTATTTTTAATGTATGAATATTCTTGCAAAATCATTAGAGTTGTTGATGGTGATACTGTGGATGTCGATATTGATCTTGGTTTCGGTATCATTTATGCTAATCAGCGTATTCGCCTATACGGTATTGATACTCCCGAGTCTCGTACTCGCGACCTTACAGAGAAAAAGTTTGGTAAACTCGCCTCCAGATTCCTTGCGGACTCACTGGGAGAAACATGTGTCCTCCGTACAAGACTCGACAGTAAAGGAAAGTACGGACGCATCCTCGGAGAGTTCCTCGTCTATGACGCAGAAACCGACCGACAAATGACTGTCAATCAGATTATGATTCGTGAACATCTTGCGGTTGCATACCACGGTCAGTCCAAGGATGATGTTGAAGAAGAACATTTACGTAATCGCGAATTATTATTGAGTGAAGGTAAGTACGAAATATGAGATGGAATGTCTTAGGTAATGGTGACCACGCACATATGTTTAAACGTGGTACCGCAGGTAAGTTACTAATATGTAATATGCCTCCATTCGAGGTACCGAACAATGAAGTGTTTGCTACCTGTATGGTTGATTATAAAATGATGATGGCACTTGCCCAAGGTCAAATCAAACTAGACATGTATGATTGGATTCTTGGTACCCGCCCCCGTCACTGGATGGAGATGAATCCTACGTTCTATCTGAAGTACGCACCTAAGATAAAGGCGATGCATACCCACATACCCCAATACGCACAACTCCCTGGCCATAATGCAGCGCAAGCAGCAACCAACTACTCGTGTGGTCATATGGCAGTGGATTATGCGTGTCGTGTACAGAAGGCGACTGAAGTCCACATCTACGGATTCGACTCGATGTTTGATACCAGTCTCCGTAGTTATACCGACCTGTTATTAGAGTCTGACCGTAGTTCACAGAACACACATCGTCTCGCAAACAACTGGAGACCAATCTGGACTAAGATGTTCGAAGAGTTTGCCAACACCAAGTTTTTCCTGTATCATAGTCATGATAAAGTCAAGTTTCCTATTGGAGACAATGTTAATATAATTGTAACGGAGAAGAAATAATGCCTACTTTAGATGATGTAAAAGTTGTATTGGAAAAGTTTGGTGGATTTATAAGTGACACTGCATACGATTTTAAACAATGCTGGTCAGTATATCCTAATGTATTAATTTGGTGTGGTGTCGCAATCTTAATTGCTTATTTTGTATAAATAGACTTATACAACAATTATTCAGGAATTATCACATGCAGTCATTCAACTCATTCTTAAAAGAAGAGGCATTCCTCGCAGAAGAGTCGAGTATACTTTTAGAGAAACTCATTACATTTGGTGGTGAGGCATATCCAAAGTTCGGTAACATTGTTATCATGGCCGGTGGTGCGGGTTCTGGTAAAGGGTTCATTCTGAGTAATCTGGTTGGTATCGAAGGAAAGACTTTCGATGTGGATGTACTGAAGACTCTTGCATCTAAGACTCCTGCTATTCAGAAACGAGTCAAGGATGAACTCGGTGTAGATATTCTTAAATTGTCACAGAACCTAAAAGACCCCGAGAACGTTGGTAAACTTCATGACATCATTGGTAACTACCTAAAGACTGATAAGAACAAAGAGAAGTTATTCTATCGTTCTGTATTGACCGCACCTGCTGACCGCAAACCAAACATCATCTTCGACATGACCTTCAAGGAATTGTCTAAGTTGGAGAAGGTTGCGAATGATGCGTCTAAGTTGGGTTACGACAAGAAGAACATCCATATCGTATGGGTTGTGAATGATATCGAAGTTGCGAAGGCACAGAACTTAAAACGTGCACGTGTTGTACCTACCGAGATTCTTGTTAACACTCACCGTGGTGCGGCTAATACTATGGGTGACATCATCAACATGGGTAACAAACTCAAGAAGTATATGGATGGGGACATCGTGTTCGCATTCAACAAAGTTGGTGTAGATGCGAGTCTAGCTAAGTCTGGTAAGGGTGGTTCATACGTCAAAGACGCAAACTACTTCTATGTCAAGAGAGCAGGTAAGTCACCTACTCCCGTTGACAAACTAGATAAAGAGATTCGTTCTAAGATTGCAGGTTACGTACCTAAGAACGTAGACTGGAATTAAGTCTTATATGAACTTATCGTGCCATCCAATATTGCATATTCGGTGGCACGGTCTTCATCTCCACTCTCTCTGAACTTATCATCCCAAATACTTCTGGTAACAAACACTTCATTAAGATGTTCTTCGTTACTCTGTACGGCACCCTGAATATACTTGGATGCGTCTGGGTCTTGATAACATAAGTCGATAAACTCAAAGTCTTTCGTGCAGTACGGTGCAAACACCGACTTCACATGGTGTAAAGAAAAGGACGTGTCTTCGGTCTCTTTGGGTACACCCGCAAAGACAACTGCATCGTACTTGGTATCAGTCGGGATATCTATATCGATAGACCTACCATGTTTGTACTGTTGACTGCACGGAACCAAGTCTATCTCATATCTCTTATAGATTGCATTCATCAACTTACGGTGACGAGACTCTGGTGGTACTAGGGTGTGCATTTCAAAGTTTGTGTATCCGTATGCCATACGTACAATAGGAAGAAACTGCAACCATACATTGGGGTCTACCATGGTAGTCTTCAAAGAATGGTATGACGGGGTAGGATAGATGTTCCGGTCAGACTTTCTGTCCATGACCCAACTCTTCTGACCTGAGTTGTAGTGACCCACGAATAGGATTTTCTTGTATCCTTTCAAAGACAGATAATTAAGAACCATAGGACAATAGTTAAAGACATCATTAACGGTGTGACAATGTTGGTCTTTCCAACGTAAGTCAATCTCGTTCTTCTTTATCTCACCAGTCATTAGGTAGTTAAGTTTACCCCACTGGTTCTTCTTGTGTTCCTTATGGACATAGGTTCCGGTTGAACTGTTATTATCGTCCCTAGGAGTTTTTATTGTCAGTTCATTTACTGGTCTGTAGAACATGGGTTACCCTTTATAAATTTTTTGGATGTGACTCTCGAACTGTTCAATCTTCGCCAGTCGGTTAGGCCACAGAATGTATTCCTTCTCAGGATTCTGTTTCAGATTATTCAGTAGAGGTTGAATCGCATTATACAGAGAGTCCAATTGTTTCTGGACTTCGGTAGATGTAGTCGATACCTCGTTCGCAACCTGTTGCGCTTCCTGTACTGCTTCAAGTTCATTCTCGTCTACGAGGGTAAACCCGAAATCGAATAGTTCGTCACTCATATTTATACCTATCATTTGTATTTTTCTTTATTTATATGTTGCCAACTCCCTAGATATGAGGTACAATGTTTACATAACTGAGGAGAATATCATGTCTGCAATAGGTACTTTAATATTAGAAGTTCAAGAGTTCGTAGACCCGTTGGTCTACATGGGTGCAACAAACGAAACTATTATGCAACAGTTCGATGAATTGTATTCTGGTCATCCACACTACCAGTATATGCGAAACATCATCGAAACCCAAATAACAAGTCGACAATTTCTTAGGGAAGGTTAACATGACAATTAACTATGAGAGACGAAATGCGGTGAATCGTACTCGTGAATTTTTGGTAGATTTAATGAATCCTAAGAAGACCCCCCGAGTACCTAAAGAAATAAGACAAGAAGCATATCGATGCTTGAAACATTATCCACGCGAGTACGATATCGAACGAGCGGCAGAACAGGCACCTGAAATATTTGGTGATTTTGAGTGGTATAAAGATGAGTAAGTGGTGGAGGATATGGGCAAAGAGTTTAGGTGAAAAGGTCGGTGAGACTGATAAACAAGCCAATACTGTTGCCGGTATCAGGACTGTCTGGTGGATTACTCATATGGCGACTTGTATATTCATTATCCTTAATGCGATAGCGAATCACGGTTGGGGTCTCATTGGATTATAGTACCAAGGGTTGGGTTCACCTACCCAATATGGTACCCCAATCTCAGATAGACCGGATACGAGAAATAGGTATTGGTCTGAGATTGAACGCTCGCAAATACTCTGATTGGGATGGCATACCATGTGCGTCCAGATTCTCAAAAGAATTGTACGATTTTTACATCTCCGATACAATGTACACAGTATCCCAAAAGTATTTGGGTAACACCGTATATCTTTTCAACGACCAGATAGTTGTCAAGTTACCCCATGACACTATGGAGTTCGAACCTCATTATGACAACCAGTATGGCCCGGACAGTAACAGAGAAAAACACACAATTAATGTAAGTGTTATCCTAGACGATTTCACCGATGATAATGGCACCCTGTCACTGAAGAACCTAGATGATGGTCAATGGGTCACCATATACCCCAAGAAGGGTGATCTGGTGGTCATTGGAGGTAACACCTACCATAAGTCAGGCATGAACCTGACCGACTCCCCAAGGGGTTTGTATGCGTGTGTATACACCGACACCCCCATTATCATGGAAAATTATTATCGTTCCATATTCGAAAAAGTTATAAACATATAACAAATTGTTCTAAAAATAAGTGAAATAGTTGTTGACGAGAACTGAAAATGTGTTATAATAGTACCTCATTAGACAGAGAGACAATTATGAAATACGAAATCGGTCAAGAAGTTTGGGTCAAGTGTGTCGGTACTGATGATTGGGTTGCCGGTGTTGTCACTGGTTTGACTCCCAAACGTGTTCGAGTCTTCAACGAAGTTCGTGGTCTCGAAGGTCTTTACGCTCCCCAGAATGTCGAGGTGAAATAATGAAAGTTCAAGTAGGTGACAAAGTTTATTGTAATTGGGGTGCCATGCATCCTACCGAAGAACGCACTATCTTAAAGATTGAAGATGGTCGTATATGGTGTGACGGAGGTTTGACGATGCCAATCTCTCACTTGCGTGATATGAATGAGAAGTACCTAAGTCCTATCGGTGTTTATCTGTTATAAGGAGACATGTTCTTAGAACAAAATGTTCTAAAAATAAGTGAAATAAGTGTTGCATTCTTGTTCTAATAATGAGATAATAGTACCCTATTGAGATGAGAGAGAAGATGATTATGGAATTTGAAGTTGTAGATATTAACGAAGTGACTCATATGCGTCCAGGCTGGGATTTGGTCGAGTACGAAGACGGTACAGATCCTTTAGATGGGTTTGTCCTGTATGGATTTGATGAAGTTGGTCAGTTCTGTCGTGAACCCAAGTACGCCTTTATTAAATAAGAGAGGTTGATTATGGAATTGTTAACTAATATACTAACTTGGTTGTTGGTAGTTATTTTTGCGGTGTTTGTGGTCAGTGGTTCTCTGGCTGCGATGTATGAAAGAGACGAAATTCGAAAAGGTATGCGTGAAGGTAAAAACGACTACTACGGTAATAAAATTGAAGAGGAAAATGAATAATGTTTGGTAATCGCACTGTTAATGTTGTATATGGTTCTACTGGCGAACGTTCTATGTTCATGGGAATGGACTTGACCTGTGATATGAAAGTCTCTCACGCACTTGGTGAACGCCCTGTCATTGACAAAGAAATCGCCCATGAAAAAAAGGTATATCAAGTGTCGGAACTTCTTCGGGAGGTTTCAAAACCATCTAAACCAAAACTCAAGAAAGACCCAACGTGTTATGATATATCACGTTACGAAGAACAACTCGAAAAGTATACGGATAACATCAGGTTGTATTCTGACTCTGGTAAATATAACTTGATTCTTCGAATGATGATGAATGACAATATCATCAAACATACCACCAAAGTCAAGGTTGGTTCGAACGGTCGTCTTCGTGAAGTCTATCTTGTGAAAGAAAAACAAGCGTACCGCATCTGGGGTAAGACTTACTATGGGTTGTATACACAATGATGTTTGCTGATATAATTTCTCTTGCCATATTCGGTGCACTTATGGTAATATGGTGGGAGATAAAGGGGAAAGGAGATGACGAATAAAAAGAAACTTGGTTTAGGTAAGACTAATCCGGTCGCTAAGTTCCAACGGAAATACAATAAGGCCGTGGTTCATCAAGACCGCAAAAAAGAATTGAAAAAGACTGGAAATGATAAGGGTCGCCGTTATTGTGTTGATGAAGACTTCTATGATTCCGCAGGAGGAGATTATGAACATTTTTAAACTTGATGAGAGTCCGATACTCTCTGCTCAGTTTCAATGCGATAAACACGTGGTTAAGATGCCACTAGAGTCTGCACAGATGTTGTGTACTGTTCACCGTCTACTTGATGGTGACGAGGGTAACGAAGAACTGTACAAAGTTGCGCATCCCAAACATCCGTCTACTCTGTGGACGATGGAAACTATTGCAAACTATCATTGGCACTACACCCACTGGGTTGCGCTGTGTAAGGAGTACACCCATAGGTATGGTAAGGTGCACCTATCGTTTCAAAAGTTCGGAGAACGACTCAAGGAACATCCTAAGAACATTCCTATGGGTACCCTGACACCTTTCCGTCTTGCAATGGGTTCTAATCCTGAGTGTATGTTCCCTGAGAATCCGGTCAAGTCCTACCGTGCATACTACAAAACAAAACAAGAACGTTTTGATATGAAGTGGACTAAACGAAATATTCCAAATTGGTTCTTGACAAATGAGGCGGCATGATATATAATGAATAAACGATTGAGGTACCAGATGATTCGAAGTGCACAACAAAGAATTCAAAGTCAACGTAGAATGCACCGCATTAATACCTTGTTTGAAAAAGAAGTAGATAACATTAACGGAGGAGTAGACCCATTATGTACACAGAAAAAGAATTCAAAGAACACGTTGAAGTAGCCAAACGTGTATTGAAAGACACGTATGTGAGTAATATCATTTACGTACAGGAACGCATCAAAGATGGTGCGGATGAAGCGGAAATCAAAAACATCGAAGAGTTAATCATTGCAAATGAACGCATGATTGTTTATTTCGATGAGGGTGATGACTGGGTGAAAGAATTACATGAACAAGCAAAGGGGAATAGTGATGGAACAAGTGATGACGGAAGTAACGAATGGTCAGGAGATGACGAAGCAGCAGTTACTCGAATCGAAGAAGCAAGGAATAGTTGAGGCCTTAAAGGAAGGTAAGGTTCATCTTCAATTCAAAAAAGTGAATGGTGACTTGCGTAATATGGTCGCGACATTAAATGTTGACTATATACCAGAGAGTGACATTCCCGAGAAAGGTAAGGAACGAGTTTCCAACGAAGAGATTGTAGTACTCTACGACCTCGAAGTAAAAGGTTGGCGTTCATTCCGTACCGAAAACCTTATTGAATATCGGTGTGACAAATGGTAGCAAAACGTAAACGTAAACCAATGTCAGAGGAACAACGTGCTGCTGCGGTCGAAAGACTCGCAAAGGCACGTGAAGCCCGAGGACACGATGGTTCCGCTTCGGTTCATCCAGATCTATTAAACATGGATGAAGATCATCCTGTCCATTGGAAGAAAGTTCGACAGTGGGTAAAGGAAGTCGGAGAAGAACTCCGTGCGAAAAAGAATCAACGTCTGTCTAAGGACTCTAAGGAAAGACAAGAGTACCAGATATTGGAAGTTTACCTAGGCAACATGAAACGATATCTTGATAGTAGTATTTGGTTAGACCACCGATATGGTCGTCATCGTGAGGGTTTAACTAAAACCGTGGTCACTAGTATCGCATACTATCCAAATGGTCGTCCTAAGAGAGTTGTAGGAAATTACTATAAAGATATCGGTGAATATACAATGGAGATGAAAGAATATGACGACAGAGTTTACGGTACCGACACAAACGCCCGAAGAGTCGACAGAGACATTCATGAACAAGAAACGGTTCTCGAAGATGGTGGAGAGAACAGTGAGGAGTTCGGGTCTTAACTACATGGATTCAATTGTGCATCTATGTGAAAAGAATAATATGGAAGTTGAAGATGTCAAGAAGTATTTGACAAATTCGATTATAGATTGTTTAGAATCTGAAGCAATGAATCTGAACTTTCTAGTCAAGGGTAACACATTGGATGTGTAATTACCACTTGACAAATGTTATAAATAGTGTTACTATATAATGGTATTCTTGAAATACAATTGTTAATAAACTGCATACGCTGAACATACTGGAGAAAACATATGTCTTTTGCAAATCTAAAAAGTCGCTCTGCCGACATCTCAAAACTTGTATCTGCCGCTCAAGAAGCATCTGGTGCAACTACCAAAACCAACAAATACGATGACGAACGTAAATGGAAACCTACTGTTGATGATAACGGTAATGGTTATGCCATCATTCGTTTCCTTCCTGCGACCGAAGGTATGGACATGCCTTGGGCACGTTATTGGGATCACGGATTCAAAGGCCCTCAAGGTCAATGGTACATCGAGAAATCTTTGACTACCATCGGTCAGAAAGATCCTGTGTCCGAACTGAACTCACGTCTGTGGAACTCAGGTATCGAAGACGACAAAGAGACTGCACGTAAACAGAAACGCCGTTTACACTATGTGTCGAATATCTTGGTTGTTAACGACCCAGCTAACCCTTCGAATAATGGTAAAGTATTCTACTACGAATACGGTAAGAAAATCTTTGACAAAATCATGGATTTGATGCAACCACAATTCCCAGGCGAAGAACCTGTCAATCCATTTGATTTCTGGAAGGGTGCTGACTTTGAACTGAAGATTCGTAATGTTGCGGGTTATCGTAACTATGATAAGTCGGAGTTCAAGTCCGTTTCTGCATTATATGAAGCGGATGAGACTCGTCTCGAAGCAACATACAACCAGATGCACGACCTCAATGAGTTCGTTGACCCTGCTAACTTCAAGTCATACGAAGAGTTAGAAGGTCGTCTACAACTAGTATTGGGTACTGCGGTAGGTCATAACGTCACTCAACGTAATGAGGCACTCACACAGACTGCTGAATCAAACGTTGGACGTTCTGCTCCTGAACCTGAGATTGTCTCTGCACCTGCACCTAGTGTTGGTGCTGCGGATGAAGAGGATGACACCCTGTCCTACTTTGCCAAGATGGCTCAAGAAGACTAATCAAGAAGGGGACGCAAGTCCCCTTTTTTATGTTACATTGCGTAGTGATAAGTTCTATCGTTGTTATCAACAGTCGGTAGGTTACTGTCTATAATCGCAGCAGTCGACTGACTATTGTTAGTGACGTTTGATTGAGACGGTGCACTAATAACAACCGGAGAACCACCCTTCGCAAGGTTCTTAGACATTTCATCTAATTCAGCACCACGATTTGATTTATCAGTACCAATACCTTCTCTCTTACGGAAGTCTTCTAACATCCTTTCGTTGATTCCTAACAGAAATCTTGCACCGTCTTCTTCTAACGAGGAGTGACCTGATTCTTCTAGTGCTGAAAGTTCTGATTTTGAGTCAGCGACACGTTGAAGAAGTTCGGCCTCGGTATACTTTCTACCCAACAACTCTTCATCTGATTCAAGAGCGGACTGTTTTCCTTTTACCTGACCATTATCGGTTTCCTTCGTCTTGCTATCGATCGCACCATCAATCTCGTTGTCGATGTCACCGGCAGTCTCTTTCTTAACTTCTTTGGGAGGAGGAACAGGTGCATCCACAAACTCATACAGTGCATTTGGTACAACTTTTGCTAATATACTATCGGGGTCTGGTAGTAGAGACCGGACAAAATCTTTCATTTTCTGTGCAGCCATAGACGCAAAGTCACCGAGACCACTAAACATGTCACCAATGTCAAAACCTTCTAGTAAAGACATCAAACCATCCATCGCCTTTGCAGGTAGTGTCTTGACCCAATCGATAACCTTGTTCATCTCGTCCGAGAAACTAAAACTCTCGAGAGACTTCTGCATATCAGTGGCACCGAATAACCCCAGTAATCCACTGAGTCCAGTCTTCATTAAGTCAAGGAATCCTGCATATAGTTTTAATGGAATAGTGTAAACAAACTCTATCAATCCACCAAAACTAAATCCACCTTCGAAAGGTTTCATGATGTTAGCAAAGATGTTCTTGAGGTTGTAGACGATACCATCGGTAAACCCTACAAAGAAGTCTGATATACCATCACCAATCTTTTGGATGATTCCAGAAAAACTAAACGAGTCAAGAGCCTTAGAGAAGTTCTCGAATCCGAGTTTACCTGCAATCCACGAAATCAAATCTTTGATTAGGTCGAGTGGCATACCTATAAGTCCCTTCACAACACCTGTGAAGATACCTACGAAACCACCAACCAGTTTATTAAAGAAACCTTCCTGACGTTTCGCACCTGCAAACATACCCTTGATACCATCGATGAGACCCATGATGATAGTAAGAGGGAATGCAACAAAACGACCGATGAATTTAAACGCACCGAAGAACTTACCTAAAGCTTTACCTAACTTAGATGTAGATTCCCCAACACCACGGATACCCCTCATGAAGTTCTGGAATGGTTTAATTAACTTTTCACTGAATAAGTTTTTAAGTCCTTTGAATGCATCCATTTCTTTAAATGAAACGAAGTTTACCGCAATTGATTGGACAACCTTAAATGCCTTAACTATACTAGAGACACCTTGACCAACTGTTCGGAAAAGTTTTTCAAAACCATTCAGTGAACGAAATGTACCATTCACAGACCTAGACAATCCCTTAACACCGTTCATACCAGCCTTAAACGAATTTGTTAGGTTGGTGAATATACGGGTGACATTCTTATTGAATTTAGTAAAGGTATCTTTTATAAAGGTTGACACCTTTCCGGCAACTCCTTCTAGAGGAGAGAAGATATTCTTCAGTCCTTTGATTGCCTTAGAATTCATCAACTTTTTAACTTGACTATTAATCACAGAACGTAGACTAGCAGTGGCAAACTTAATCATGTTGCCGATACCCGCTGCGATACCAACCACAAAACCTGCAAGTGACGCACCTATACCAGCAACTATCTGAAGGATACCTTTTAGTTCAAAACCATCATCCTTCTCTGGACTTTCTGGTTTTGTTTTATCGGGGGCAGAAGCACCAGACTTACCGGATTCTCTACGTTGTTCTTCGGCATCTTTAACGCCGTCAGAACGCATACCTCGGAATTCTTCCAGAAGTTGACCCACAGTCTTTGTAAGTTCCTGTGAGTTCTTTGTCTGTGTCTTTTGCTCATCGAAATTCGCGCTATGATACTGTGAGTTTTCATACCGCAATCTTTCTATCGCATCGAATAGTTGTACTTCTGCCATTTTAGTTTATCCGTGATTCATTTGTTCTTGTTTTATACGGTCGTTTTCTTCCTTCACATAATCAATTAACATACTAACGTAAATCTCCCTTTCCCACGGCATCATCATGTCTAGTTCTGTCAGACTGTAATGATGATGTTGCATTAACGAAAAATTGGTCTTATAATGATTGACCAAATTATCGTGAGAAAGGTTTATGATAAAAAATCGCTAATCCCTTTCAAGGTTGTTGAGTTCGGGTGATTACACTTCTCGCAGTCAAACTCCACATCTTTATTCAGTGAAGGCATGTCCTGCAAGAACTCTGACACCTTTTTAAACTGGTCGGTCGTCATCTGTTCGATGAAGTCCATAAGTTCTTCTTTCTTAACATCCCGTGTGTCGATACGTTCATCTTCAGTAAGGATGGCTGCAATTGATTGACCTAACATTTCAAAACCAAGTTCGGTTTCATTACCTTCTAAGTCCATACCAATAACTGTTGCGTATGTCGGGTACTTCATCTCCACACTAATACTCGGAGTCAATTCAATGATGTTAGAGACCTCCGGAATATCAACGTGAATCTCTGATAGTACGATGTCATTCTCGTTCTTGTGTCCGCACCCACTGCATGGGATAAGAATAGTTGCGACTTCACCTACTGACTTCGAACGTACCTGAGTGAATAGGAACTCGATATCAAAGGTACTAAATTCTTTAATGTTGATATCTTCGGTGATACATGCCTGTAGGGTATCTACAATCGCACCCAGTGCTGCCTTTTGGTCACCTGTTTCAAACGCAATCATCAACACCTTTTCTTCTTTCACCAAGTACGGACGGTAGGTGACTGTTTCACCTGTCGAAGGTACTTTGGTACTATAACTCGGTGCTGAATTTAACTTAGGTAATGCCATGATATTCTCCAATAATTAACTTAATAAATTTCCAAGTAATCCTGCACCCGTTCCAAGAATAGAACGAGCGGTGGATTCATTTTGGTTTGTAAACTTCCCAACTTCACTTTCCCAATCGGTGAATGATAATTGTACTGTCAACTCCATCAAACCTTCTTGTGCATTACCCAACGCTTGGTCATTCAATGTGGTCGGATAACACTCTTGTAATCTACAAGTAAAGGTTTTCTGTTTGTCGATTTGTCCACCGAAGTCTATCTCACCTTGAGATAAATCCACCGGCCCCAAATCTGGGAGTCTGTTCTTAATAAAACTCGGAACTTTGTCCAAGAATTTTAGTTGTTTCTTATATACCCCAAATCTAATTCCACGTTCTACTGTGGAGATTGTTACAGGATATGTATACTCATCGAAATAACCGACTTCTTTGGTGACAGGGTTATGCGCCTCTGCTTGCCATGCTTCGAAGTACTGACGAACTATGTGGTTATTTGCGACTAAGAAAGTGAGAGATATGTCAGTAGTCGCAAAACCACTCGCAATCTTACGCATGGTCGTTCCTATCTGATAGTCCTGAGACATTATCTGTCGGCCAGGAAGTGCAGCAGTAGTACACATTAGGTTCAACTCATTTGCATCTACCTGATATGTTCTTAACTGGGGCAACTGAATCATAAACTGATTCGCCATTGCCATACCACCTGACTGCGATAACTGAGACTTTAAGTCTTCTATTCCGAACCCTGCACTCATCGTATCATGTTCCTACTGTCGTAATAAACTTTATAATTGTTTGCCTTGCGGAACTGTGCGGTTGGTAGGAATACTGCAATCTCCCACTCGGGTGCTGGCACTTCTGCAAAACTACTTTGTACCTGACTAGAGAGGTAGTGTTTGATACATGGTTTAAAGTATCGTAACTTTGAACTCTTCTGCAACATACGATACGTCAGAGCAAACTTCGCATCTTCGGTCATCTTACTACCCTGTATATCCATCAAGTTTGAGAAGAATTGTAATCTCAATCTAGGAGGTAGGTAGTGTAGATTCAATCCTAAGAATCCACCCTTCGCAGGGCCAATCACAATAACCAAAGGAAACGCATCGTAGTACGGTAGTTTGTCTTTATGTTTCGGGTCGTAAGAGAACATGTACATACCACCAATAACCTGTGTCTTCCGATTCTTGATGGGGTCTTCTTTCATTAGTTTATCGCGGTCAATCGAACGCATGTTCTTTGCTTTCGCTTGGAACCATTTACGTGACTCTTCGGTGCGTGGTGTAATACCCGCACGGAATGCCTGTCGTTCTAACCTGTTAAAGATGTCTGACATCTACCTTCCTCTAATTCTCTTCCTTTATTTATAATGTTTTTCCAACGTGTCCCCAATGTTTTTCGTTGAGGAAAAAGTCGGGTTTAAGGAAGTTGATGAAGGTTTCAATCGAATCCTTTTCAATATCATACTGTAGGAATTTATCGTTGTTTTTAAAATAACTTAATACATTACTATGGTGTTCGTCTCGGTCTTTCTCGAACCAATCTATCATTTCATCATCGTTCAGACCCCAGTATTGTTTGCACCGTTCAATATATGCGCCTTTCTTATGTCTTTTCTTACTCAATAACCAGTCATACATGTTTCTTGTTTGTAAAATAAAATATGCATCTGGATACTCTTGGTGAAGTTCACGGTAGAACTTGACACCATCAATCCACATATTCTCTCGGTGCCAGAACATATCACTGTATGCATGTGCATCGTCCATCTTGTGGAGTATGGGGTAGAAGTTATTGACATTCTCTAACATTTGGTCTGCAAGTATTACTGCCCGTCCATCCCATGCACAACTGTAGTGATGAGAGACATAACCAGACTTCTTGAACAACTGGTGAAATGATTTGGTGGCACACCTGTTCATACCGATAAAAAAGACTTTCTTCACTTCTTAGGTTTCCTGTAGGGTTTCATTTTCTTCAAGGGTTTAAATTGTTTTTTACCGAGTGGCTTCGGAAGTATTCCTAGACTTCTTAATTCTTTTTCTGTCCATATCTCGAAGTGCCATCCTCGGTCTGCAACATACTTCTCGGTTGCATTCCATTTACTCATGTTCTTTATATAGGTCATTGTTTCGGTAAGTACTTGTCGTCTCGGTCTACCAACACCGGACTTAGGTTTTACCGTTTCTTTGTGTGGTTTGACCTCAATCAATACAGTACGGCCGTCTTTGTACTTGACCATAAAATCCATAAAGTATCTGTGTGGTCTTTTGTCTGTCTCGCATATATAAGGTATAACAATCTCTTCACTAACCCAACCAACAACATTAGGGTTGTCGTCTAAGTATATACAGACCGACCTTTCCCACCCCGAACGATATACAACATTCTTGGGGTCACCAAGATACTTGGATTCATTCCTAACTTTGTATTTTCCTTTGTAAGTTTTCATATAAATAGTTCTAAAGAATTTACACCTATTTATGGACTTAGTTAAATGGCAGAACAAAAGAAAGAACCCGTACAGTTTCGATACCCTATAGACAACAGCGAATATAGAGCATGTGTCGTTTTCTCTCTGTTTACCCAAGAACCAACGGACGATGCTACCCAAGAAAATTATGGTGCACGTGTCGCAAGTGGTGAGAAGGATGTCGAAGCACTGAGGAAACAATACAATCAGTTGTTAGCTGACATTAGGGCATCGGGTAAGTCCGAGTCTGAATTCAAAGAAAAGAGAGATGCGCTTATTGCACAGATTCGGGAACTTGAGAACAGTATTACTGTATGGAAGGGTCTTGACGCATCTAGTGCAAAGGGTAAGTCCATTAACATCTCTGGAAATAGTGTAAGATTGTATATGCCTCTTGGTCTCGCATTCCGTGATAACGTAACCTACGAGAACTTTGACCTTGGTGCAACTGGTGCTGCGATGGAAGCAGGTTCCAGTTTTGCACAGTCCATGGTGAAAGGGGTAGGTTCTTTTGTTCAGGGTATTACTGGTTCGTCTGGTGCAGATGTTGCAAAACTTGCAGGTATTCAAGTTGCGTCTAAGTTTGGTAGTTTCGCAGATGAAGCAGTTGCTGCACAAAAGATTGTTGGGGGTGTGACACTTAATCCTAACTCACGTACTCTTTTCAAACAACCTAATATACGTGACTTCTCTTTCTCGTTCAAGATGATTGCAAAGTCCCCCGAAGAGGCCGCGATGATAAATGATATCGTTAAGTTTCTTCGTACCGAACTGTATCCAGATGAAATTAGTGTGGAAGTGGGTGGTACATCACTATCACTAGGTTACAGGTTCCCCAACAAATTTAATATCGAATTTGATTATAAGGGTGACCCAATTAAGGGGTTGGCAAAAATACAACCGTGTTATTTGCGTGAAGTATCCACCACCTATAATGCCACTAATATGGCAATGCACTCTGACGGTAACTTCATGGAGGTAGACATGAACCTGTCATTCCAAGAAACCAGAGCGCTTACCCGCAAGAAAATTGAGGAAGGTTTTTAATGTCGTACTTTAAGAATTTCAATCCTGCACTGTATAAGTTTGGTAACGAGACATCATACTCGTTAACTACCAACCTGACACAGTACGTAGACCTGATTGACGAAATCAAATCGCAGTCCTTGTTTCTGGATGACTACACGATACCTGTCAACGAACGACCAGACCAGACATCATTTCGTTTATACGGTACGACCGATTACTACTGGACATTCTTCTTAGTCAATGACCATATCCGAGAGAACGGATGGCCACTGACACTTAACGAAGTAGATACTGCGGCACGTAAAAGATATCCTCATCGTATGGTCACCGTCCAACTACAACAGGCAGATGTAATTGATTATTATGATGATGACAATCTTCCTATCTTTCGTACTAAGATTGTAGGTACTGCACCTGACCAGTTTGCTGTAGGTACTACCGTGACAGGTAACGTCTCTGGTACACGTGGTATCATAATCAAACGTGACCTATCACTAGGCACTTTTGTTATCGACACTGAAAATGTAGTAACTAGGTCTGAGGTCACCGACCAAGTTGTGGTACCTAACTCTAATGGCATACTTGAACTTACACGTACAGATATACTAGAGGCAGAGACATTTACCAGTCCTTTGTTGTGGACATTAATTAAAGATGGACAATCAATCAATGGGTACACTGTAGAGGTCGACTCATTCGGTAGAACCGCAACAATATCTAACATACCATTTGACCCCAATTCGACTTATGCATTGACATACTTTATTAACACTAAGAACTTGACTGACGGTACATTCACCGCAGGAGAAGAGTTATCATATACCAATCCTGCCGGTACATCTACCTCTATGGTTGTGTACGGAGAGATGCCTCAGTACTTGGGTACCCATCACTACGAGGATTCTGATGGTAACTGGATTGACATTAATCCTTTATCTCAGGTCAAACCTTCTGGTGCTGTTGAAGTTACCATGAAAGATTACCTCAATACGAAGAATGAGTTACTAAGACAAATCAAGTTAATTAAACCTAGTGCAATTAAAGGTATAGTCAACGATTTCGCTGAATTAATGAGAGAGTAATGCAAAGACAACAACAGTTTAAATACCAAGTTGCGAACATCACATCGGACAGGTCTGACCTTATTACAGACATCCGGTCGTTGATTATCGAACTTGTATTCTTTGAGTCACTGGACAAACCGTATGTGACGGGTCAGATTGCTATCTCTGATGACCAAGCCGTATTTGACTCTATGGGATTCTCGGGTACCGAACGACTCCATATCAAAATGTTAACTGAGTTGGGTTCTTCCGAAGCAGAGCAGGTCGTGATGGATAGGTCGTTTTTGTTAACAGGTATCGAGACAATTATTAAATCCTCTAACTCCGGTGGTTCGTCTATCTATGTATTCTCGTTCATGGATGAACATGCACTTGTTTCTAAAACGAAGTCTATCTCACGTGCGATACGTGACAATATTAGTACTGAGATTTTAAAACTATGTCAGAACGAAGTAGGTAAGTCAGTAGACCTATCCTATGCAAATGATTCTATCCAGAATAACTTCAAGGGTGTCATACCTTATATGCGTCCTCTCGAGGCTGCATCGTGGTTAACCCAAAAGGCAACTACCGAATTAGGTATGCCATTTTTCTTGTATGCATCTATCCATGACCAGAACCTAAGACTAGGTAGTTTAGATAAGATGTTACAACAACCTGCATGGAACAGAGAGATTCCTTTCTTATTCTCTCCTGCAAATACACAGAAACAAGAAGAAGACGGTGACCCGACTGCACAGTACTTCCAAGTACAGTCAATGAAGTCAACCAAACTACAGAACACTATGCAACAATTGATGTCGGGTGGTATTGGTTCTTTATATACGGTCACTGATATTGCAAGTGGTCGAACAACTGCACAACACTTCAGTCTTGATAACCTGTTAGAAAAGGCAGACGATAACGGTGCGATTAATAAGTCTAAACAAAACATATATGATGATGCATACCGAACACCTGATTACGAAGAAGTGAATATTAGTGGGAACCATCTTCATGATACAAATGCAGAGGTATTCCACACCATAGTATCGCGTGGGGTATATGGTGACCGTAAGAGTATTAGCGAAGAAACCACTCCATCGATGTATCTCAAGAAGATTGAGAATCTTGCACTTAGAAATGCGGTGTTCAAAAACATGATTGATGTGACAGTGCCTGGGCCAGGATTCATTAAGTCCGGTGGTACCGTAGGTGATAAGATTCGTATCAATGTTCTGTCTGACGACAATGACCCTGATACTGACAACAATCTTGACAAACTTAGAAGTGGTGACTTCCTTGTTTATAATACAAGACATACATTTAAAGACACTCGTCATGATGTTGCAATGACTGTATTCAAATTAGAGAGAGGGCCGAACGTTGATTAAGTATTACGGTGATAATGTTCGTTGGTTTGTCGCAGATGTTATTGATGCGTCCCCTCCGTTCGGACTAGAAGGTCGGGTACGTGTGCGCGTACACGGGGTACACAATCCCTCTACCAGACAGATAAGACAGAATGACCTACCATGGGCACAGGTAGTATTACCATCGACCGAAGGTGGTGTATCTGGTATAGGTTCTACACCAAATTTAGAAGCGGGTGCACTGGTATTTGGTTTCTTCATGGACGGAAAAGAATCTCAGGTTCCTTTGGTGTTGGGTTCATTACCTCGTACCGAGTATCCGACTCCGGTTCAACAGTCCCTTGCATACAACGACTTGATAGAACGAGTAAATCCTGACGTAGAGTTCTACAACCAGTCGATAGGTTCTATCGATGAAAAAGATATTGCACTACAAAACGAATTGCGTGATACCGTTCCGTCTGGTGCGACTACCTTATATCGAAAAGATATTGCAGTTAAGTTCTTTCTATCCAACGGATATACAATTAAACAGGCATGTGCGATTGTTGGGTGTATAACACGAACTAACCATACACTAGAGACTTCTCGTGAGAATAATGGTGGTACTGGTCTGGTTGGTTGGAGTGGTATTAGATTCACTCGACTTAAACAGTTCAATAGTAACTGGTGGCACTTCTCGGTACAACTTGCGTTTATTATGTTTGAACTAAATACTACTCATGTTGATGCGAACATACGTATCCTTAACTCTGATGTTGTCGACCCTGCAAAGGGTAAGGCACTAGGTGATATCCTCGGACGATATTATGCACCTGTCCAAGACGATTACAACGGTGAGGTAAAGAGAATTTACGAACTGTACGCAAATAAAAAGGTTTAGAGATGTCACAAGATATTAACACATTAAATTCTTACTTGAAAGCAAAGACATCTGATGGTGATGCAAAGTCTGTTGTATCGGTAACTGCGAAACAAGCAAATGACGGATTCATTGCTGACGTATCTACCCTTATGGGCGCGAATACCATTGGTGGTTACATAAACGGATATCAAAGTCTTGCAAACAATGACATAATGACTGCGAGTGGAGGAGTAAACGCTGCGGGTGTTCCGGTATTATTGTCTAATGCTGCATTCGATATGCCAAGTTCTAATCCAAATCTATTCTTTGTTGATGTGTCTGCGGGAACCTTTACGGTCATTGACTCTGCCGGTGCAATCCAAATACTAGTGAATGATAGTGCGGGAGCACCAATAGAAGACAGTGCGGGTAATCCTATCACTGTACCATCATTCGAAGTTCCTTCACTCAATGTTACTTCGATTGGTACTGATGCAGTTGCAACACTCAACGAAACAATTGGTTCACTTACAGGTATCACTCCTCCGACCGAAGCAATCACTATTGTGTCGTTGGGTGGTGGTGCAGTGAGTCAATTGACAGGTGCAATCAAAGAGGCAACCGAACGAAAGTCATCTCTCCTATCATCAATCAAAGAGACTGCGGCCGCCACTTCTGTTGAGGGTTTGGGTGAATCTGTTACGTCTGGAATAGATGACGTGAAAGGTCAGATGGACGAGGTTGTAAACTCATCAACACTTACCCAAGACGTGATGAATTCGGTATCTGCGGTAGAAGGTTTGGCAGGTGATGTTGCTGCCGAGATTGCAACTGCAACAGACTCTCTGGTCGGTGCATTAGAATCAACTATCGGTGAAGTAACTTCTGCGATTGAAGATGGATTCAATGATGTTATTGGGAATGTTACGGGTGCGGTAGGTGACCTTGTGGGTGGTATTATTCCTGACATCCAAACGGATTTCGGTTTCGCACAAAATCTATTCGAAGACTTGACAGGTGCGGTAGGTTCTACTCTACAGGGTATATTCGGTTCGACCACCACACTTGACAAAAGATTTCTTTCTGGTATACTGAATGATGTGTTGCAAGGAGGTGATATAAATCTCACCAAGGCAGCGAAGGCATTATCACTAAGAGACACTACTCTCAGTCCTGCGATGCGTGAAGTGATTCAAACCACTGACGCAGAATCTATTCAGGATTTTGATAAGACTGTTGCGTCTCGTGCGGCTGCGCGGGGAGTACCTCAGGCAGAGATTGATAAATTTAAGTCAAAGACCGCTGAGATTGAGACTGCGTTAAGTAAGGTAGATACAACTATCTCTGGTACCATCGTATCCGAGGTTGGTGAATTCTATGTGGAAGACAAAGACCTTGCTGAACTGGTTAAGAGATACCTTGGCGCAGAAACCGAAGACTTCGAGTTTGTTGATTCCAAGGAAGAACTTGGACTAGAGTTCCGTAAAATAACTCGTTCCGTCAGTGAAGTTATTGTACATGCGACCGAGACTTACACTAATGCAAACATTGGTTCCGAAGAGATTCACCTCAGACATAACGAGGCAGGTCATGACGGTATCCAATATCATTATGTCATTAGACGTGACGGTAGACTACAACGTGGTATGCCAATCGATAATATCAGTGATGCGTCTCAGATATTGGGTCACAATATAAATTGTATTGATGTTGCACTAGTGGGTGGGGTGAACGTACCGAGTGATGCAGATAACCCTCTGTTGAACCTCTCGTCAAGTTCATTCACTCAGACACAGATGAAGACTCTAGAAGCACTATTGGAAGTGTTCTATCGCAGCCAACCAGGCGGTCAAGTACTTGGACATAATGCAATTGACATTAACTCTCAAGACCCATACTTCGATGTTATCACTTTTGTTGAGAACAAGTTTGGTAAGAAGAGTGTGTACAAAGACCCATTGACCGAACAATCCATATCCGCGAAAGACTTGATTAGTAAGAGACCAGTATGACAACAACGACTAAAAAGACCGAATTAGGAAGTAATCCGGCAGTAGAGAATACCGAAGGTGTACCTATTGATGGATTCCAAGACCCGACTGGCGAGTATCCTAAACGGGAGTATCATTACGGTTCTTCTATAAACAAGTCTGCACGTGGATTGAAGGTAGAGAATCTTTATCTTGGGGGCGGTACACTCGATGTATCACTTGACCTCGAAGACCAAGAACCTTCTAGATTCCCGTTCAACCAAGTAAAAGAAACTGCATCTGGACATATCATCTCATACGATGACACGCCTGGTGGTGAACGTATTCTTATCAAACATCGAAAGGGTGCGGGCGTAGAAGTACGTGCGGACGGGTCAGTTATCATATCTGCATTGAATAATAAGGTAGAAGTAACTGGAGGTGACCAAACACTTATCGTTGAAGGTAACGGTAAAATGGTGTATAATGGTAATCTCAATCTACAAGTATCTGGTGACTTCAATGTTGATGTTGGAGGAGACTATAACGTCAATGTCAATGGTGACACCAACACCGAGATACGTAAAAACAATAACACTACTGTTGGTTTAAATACAAACTATACGACCAAGGGTACCGCTGCATACAAGACAGTCGAACACGAGGCACGAGTCATACTCGGTAACGAAGACCATATCGTCAAAGGTTACTGGAAGAATAATGTGGGTTCACAGATTGAGATGTTCACTGCAAACCGTTTCCAAGTATCTGCGGAAGAAGAGTTTGCACTATCTGCACTACAAGGTAACATCTCTGCGACCGAAATCTCTGTACTTGGTATGAAAGGTGTAATTGGTGGTGAACAAGTCGAGATGACTTCTCCGGTTTACATGGGGCCAAAAGGTGCAGTTCCGTTTACCTCTGGTGCTGCGTTCTATGGTTCATTCCACGGACAAGCACTTGAAGCAATCAAATCCAAGTATGCATATAAAGCAGAAAATGCGAAGACTTCCCAACTCGCATCTAAGGAGAAGGGAGGACAACCATCCGGAGGTGCACCTGATGTACCTAAGAACATGGAAAGTCCCACCCCCAAAAAACCTGTACCTAAGACTGATGCAGTTGCAGGTATTCTGTCTGACGGACACTTGTCAATTAAAGCAATTGTCATCGATGGTCAAGACGAACTGCGCAACTCAATACTATTGCGTGATGACTATGCAGGTCTATATGAGAAAGAACCTACTATCAACGAGATACGTTCTTCTCTAAGAGATCCCGCGAATCGTTCTATTGCTAATGATGAGGGGACTAAGTTTGTCGATATCCTTATTCAACGAGAGATGTTGAATCCCGAGTGGAATAATCCCGCACCTCCGAAGGTTGGACGTATTGCGAAGAAATCTGTATCACCTCGTTTTGGTTATACCGCACTTGGTAACTCAGTGAATAATAGAGGTAAGAGATTCAAATGATTATAATTCCAGACCAGAAATATAACCCTAACTTTGCAGACACTATCACGACTGCGACTAAACTGTCGCCTGGCGTATCACTTGCAAAGTTCTTTGGTACTAAGGGTAACCCATGTAGTATGACCACAGTCGAGAAGTATCGAACTGACCAAACTGCAAGGAAACAACTTGCACGTAATCTATATCTCCATGCAGAATTGTTTCGTAGTATCAACGGAAACATTGACTTCTTCAAGGATGTTAGATTGGTTGTGGTTGAAGGTATCTACCGTGGTGGCCCACTCGAGACTGTATCAGGTGATAACCAGAAGAAACAAGATGGTCAACTGGTGGTCTATAGAGTAGTAGACGAAGAAGGTAAGGTTGACTACGAAAGAACATTTGATCTCGCAGAGTACTGGAAAGACTATGCAAACTACAACAAATTGACTTTGGAGTATGATGTATGGAACCCTACCGGAGAACTCAATGCACAGATTGCGGTAGAGATGCCTGTTGTTCCCGAGAACTTTGATATCTCGTTTGATATGAACATCGAGACTTTGTATAATGGACAACTTTTCAGTAAGAATGAACTGATAGAAGTTCTCGTAGACGTATAAATAGAATTATAATAATTTTAGGAAACACTAATGTCACGCGCATTTTCCATAGAGGACGGTGGACTTGCCCAGACTTCTACAGTCAAGGCAACTCGAAACCGAGAATATATCGATATAGACCTTTCGTTTGCAGCGAAGGGTTCCGGTGACGTTTACAAGAAAAATGCAGTTGCATCTGTAAAACAAGCCCTCAAGAGTTTGTTGATGACTAACCGTACTGAGAAACCATTCGCACCTTACTTTGGTGCAAATCTGCAAGAAATACTTTTTGAACTTGCTGACCAAAACAGTTCGAGAGAAATACAGTTTGCAATCATAGAAAACATCAAGGCATTTGAACCAAGGATTAATCCTTCGAGTGTAAGAGTTTTCCCTGATGTCGACCCAGACAATAACACACTTAACATCACAATAATTTTTAACGTGGTGAACTCAAGCGAAACTATTGAATTCACAACAAGACTGAACAGGTTACGATAATGGCAACGACTATCAATTCTTCATCATTAGATTTTCAGGCGATTAAAAACAACCTGAAGACCTATCTAAAACAACAGTCAGAGTTTAAGGACTATGACTTCGAAGCGTCTGGTCTTTCTAACCTGTTAGACGTTCTTGCATATAACACGCACATGAATGGTCTAACCGCAAACTTTGCACTGAACGAGAGTTTCCTTAATACCGCACAATTGCGTTCATCGGTAGTTTCTCATGCAGAGACTTTAGGTTATATTCCATCTTCCAAGACTGCCGCACAAGCAACAATCAATATGTCATTTAATATTGGTATTGGCCAAGCAGACGTACCCGAGAAACTACAGATTGCATCTGGATATAAATTCACGGGTGATGTTGATGATGCAGCATACACATTCCAAACTCAGGAGTTGGTTGAAGCGGTCAATGATGGTAACAACTTCTTCCAGTTCCAGACACTAGAGGGAAGTACCAACATCCCTATTTACGAAGGTATTGCAAAGACCAAGACCTTCTATGCAGGTGAGGACGGTGAGTCGGTATTGTACATCATACCTGACCCTAACCTTGACCGTGCAACTGCGGTAGTTCGTATCTATGAAAGTGCGACCTCTTCGGATTTCACGACTTATGTGAATCTAGAGACCGCGACCAACATTACAACTACCACCCCCGCATATGTCCTGAAGGAAGCTCCGAACGGATTCTACGAACTGACCTTTGGTAATGGTTCAACACTCGGTGCAGTTCCTCAAGCAGGTTCTAAGATTACTGTCGAGTATCTTGCGGTAGATGGTGCGAATGCAAACGGTGCACGTACTTTCGAACCACTGAATACTGTGGAGATTACTGAACCTACAAGTGGTATCGGTCTACAGAGACTTCCTGTTGTTTCTACAACAAGTAGGTCTGCCGGTGGTGCTGACAAAGAAACACTAGATTCAATCCGAAGAAATGCACCGTTCCGATATGCATCTCAGAATCGAATGGTTACCCACGTAGATTACTCTAACCTAATCTTACGTAACTATGGTACCCTGATTCGTGATATCATTGCATGGGGTGGAGAGGACAATATCTCACCTGAGTTCGGTGTAACGTTCCTTTCGATTGAATTTAATGGAGATGTGACTGCTGCACTTCAGAGTCAGACCAAAGACAATATCCGACTTCTGGTCGACCAGTTATCAATCGCATCGTTTGATTTGAAGTTTACTGACCCAGTCAAAACGTTTGTTGAGACTAATGTATTCTTCCAGTATAACCCAGATTACACCAACTTGTCAATCAATGCATTGCAAGAACAAGTACGTAATGTGATGACCAACTACTTCTCCTCTAATACAGGTAAGTTCGGTCAGGCATTCCGTAGGTCTAACCTGTTGGCACTGGTGGATGACGTGAGTCCTGCAATCCTTTCGTCAAGAATGGATAATAAGATGCAACAAAGATTCACTCCTTCGGCTGGTGTTGAACAAAACTTCACGTTTAGTTATCCTGTTCCAATCTCTGTTCCGGATGATGTTGAAACTATCGTAGAATCATCTACATTTAAACTGACCGTGTCCGGTGTTCAATATCTGTCATGTAAAGTAATAAACTTACTCACTAGTACCAAACTTCAAATCATTGATGTGGGTAGTGGTGATGTTGTAGTTGACAATGTTGGTTCTTATGACCCGTCTGCGGGTACGATAAGTCTGGTTGGATTTAAGACTGACGAAGCAAAACTACTTAAATTAAGTTGTACACCCGCAAATGCAAGTGCAATCGTACCAGAGAGAGAATACATCCTTGACTACGATAACACTAGATTAAGTGCGAAAGGTATCCGTACTACGGCGAGTAACTAATGTCAATATTCGATAAAACATTAAAAGATACAAATAGACGGGATATTAACCTGAGAGAGCCTCAGGTTGATTCTCTGTTACCTTCGTATATTCAAACTGAATATCCTAAGTTTGTATCGTTCCTCAAGGACTACTTTGACTTTGAAGAACAAAATACTTCGACTACCAGATTCCTAAATAACATTTTCGAAACAAGAGATGTCACCCAAACAGATATTGATTTGTTGACATTCTTCGAAGATGAGTATCTGTTGGGTCAAAACTATTTCCAAGGGTTCACAGATAAAAGAACCGCAGTAAAATACTCAAGTTATCTGTATCGTGCAAAAGGTACTCGTTATAGTATACAACAGTTCTTCAAGACATTCTTTGATATTGAACCAGATGTTGTTTACACGAAACAATACATATTCACACTAAATGATTCAAAGATTGGTGCGGAATCTGCGCGATATCTAACAGATAACAAATTATATCAGACCTATGCACTACAGATTAGGTCAGAACTTTCGGTTGCACAGTGGCGTGATGCATACAAACTATTGGTACATCCTGCGGGAATGTATCTTGGTGGTCTTACTCAGATTGTTGGTACTGCGTCATTAGACCAACTACAGTATGACCCAGGCGAAGCCATCAAACCACCAATTGTATTGGAAGGTATTGGAGGACTTACTCCACTTGGTTTCGCACAAAATACTGCACTGTTCGACTTTGGTATCAGAGATGCGGATGATGATATAGTGAAATACAGAACAAACATGGGTAGTTCAGGTGACTACCCAAGTCCAGGCGGTAACGATATCAATGACGTAGGTGACTTGACAATCGATAACCTCGATAGACTATACTCAAGTATGGCAGAGTATCTAACTCCAGACTCACCGACACTTGATGAAGACAGTGATGGAACAACTCAGTATGCAGGTTTCGATATCTCAAGTACAGAGACAATCGACCAAGAGATATTCACGTGGAACCCAACGGTTTCTCGTGTAGACTCTGATAACCTTGCGTTCCAGACTCCGGTTGGTGATTCAGATGGAGAAATTTCTCTCCGTGAAGTAATAGATGGTAATTATTAGTATAAATAGATGTAATAATCTTTAGGTAAAAAGAGAATGACTAGACAAGTATTAAACAGAGGCACAATCGCGAACGATGGTACGGGTGATACACTTCGTACTGCATCGTTGAAGATTGAACAGAACTTCCAAGAGTTGTATGATAAACTTGGGGATGGTTCTGCACTAATGCCATTAATCGATTTCGATTCCGCTGCTGTTGTATTCGGTACTACCGCAAACAACTTCAAGAGTCGAGTTCGAGTAGACACATTGTCTGCTAATCGTAGTGTGCGTATTCCTAACTATGGCGGAAGTCTGGTTATGGATTCTGCAACTCAGACCTTGTCTAATAAGACTTTGTTGAGTCCAGTCATTACTACACCTCAGATTAATGACACAAGTTCTGACCACCAATATATTGTTGCGGTTAATGAACTGAGTGCAGATAGAACAATCACCCTTCCGTTATTGGGTGCGTCTGATACATTCGTATTCAATAGTCACACTGCAACATTATCTAATAAGACTCTTCTGAGTCCTACTATCAACAATCCGATTATTGGTTCTCAGATTTTGGATAGTGCGGGTAACGAATTAATTCAGTTCCAAGATTCTGGTTCTGCGGTTAACTTCATTCGAGTTGCGAATGCGACTACCGGACTACCTGCCGTGGTTCAGGCTGCGGGTGAAGCAAACTCTTCCTTATCTTTGAAAGGTACAGGAAATGGTGGTATTAAATTAGACTCTAAAATGATTCTGAAAACTCAGGGTCTTAATAGTGCAGGAACAATAAACTCAAACAATCCGATAACATTATTTAATAATGCATCTACTGCAAGTCATACATTGGCTAGTGGTACCACAGGTCAGAATGGTGAGATAAAACATCTCGTCAATAAAGGTGCGGGAACACAGACAGTAAATGAAACGTCAAACAACGTTGCGGCATATGCAAGTTTCACTATGCCTCAAAACTCTGCAATTACGTTGGCGTGGTTTTCCTCTCAGTGGTTCGTTATAAATAATCTCGGTGCAACATTAAACGCGTAGGACATATAAATGCCAGTAATTACCGATCAATTTAAAAAGCAGGTTCTAGACGACCTACTCACTGACTTCAGAGATTCTGATAACAGTGTACGATATTATGCAGCAATTGGTAGATCCGAAGATTGGAATGATTCTGATGTTCCTACTGTTCCTACCAATGACCTTGCGTCAGCCAGAGAATCTCGAGGTTCGTTACAGTCAATTAAATTGATTGAAGACGCATCTTATGTTATTCCTCGTAGGGTTTGGGTTGCAAACTTAATCTACTCTCCGTATGACGACAATGATGTTGGGTTTCCCGAGAATCCTTTCTATGTTATCAACTCGAATAACGAAGTCTACATCTGCCTAGAACAAGGTAAGAGACAGGACGGTACTTCTCAGTTGTCGACTGTGCAACCTACTGGTAACACCACCGGCACGGCATTCCGTACTTCGGATGGTTACACTTGGAAGTTCTTGTATACTATCGGTGCACTTCGTGCAGATAAGTTCTTGTCTTCTGGTTATATGCCAGTTCAATTCGTTGCAACGACTGACTCGGATAGTCCGGCAGAAGATTTGCAACAAGAGATGGTACAGAACAATGCAGTCAAGGGACAGATTTTAGGTTATCGTATTATCAACGGTGGTTCTGGTTATACATCTAACCCAACTGTTAGTGTTATTGGTAATGGTACTGGCGCAAGTGCGTATGCAGTACGTGCTGGCGAGACTATCGTTGACATCAAAGTTAAAGAAGATTCCTCGGGTAATGCCGGTTCATCTTACTTTGGTACCGGATACAACTATGCGAATATAGTTGTGACTGGAGGTGGTGGTGACTCTTGTACTGTTCGTCCTATTATAGGTCAACCTAATGGCATGGGTTCTAATCCTGTCATCGACCTTAAAGCGAACGGTATGATGTTCAACTCTAAACCTGATGGTGTAGAGAATGATGACTTCATTACTGGTGATGAGATTTTCCGTCAAGTAATGTTGTTGCGTAACCCTAGAGTAGATAGTTCAGAAGGTACTTTACTTACATCTACTTCCGCCCTTGCACTAGATAAGATTATACACGATGGAAGTGGATTTGTCAAGTCTACTGTGCAAAAATCTCAAATACAAGGTGTGACCTCTGGTGCAGTAGCCATCATTGATGACACCAACGATTCAGATACAATTTGGTATCACCAAAATGCAGAGACCGGATTTATTCCGTTCCAAAGTTCACCACCAGAAGAAATACAAGTGGTTGGTAATACTGGTATCAACGGAACTATTACAAGTTTGGTAGAAGGTGAGTTTAATCCATACACTGGAGACTTACTATATATTGATAACCGTTCTGCTGTTACTCGTTCAAACGACCAAACCGAAGACTTGAAAATCGTAATTACTCTCTAGGATTAAGAAATGCCAAACACGTTTACAGAACAAACATTCAGATCAACCTATAAGGATGATTATAAGGATAGTGACAACTATTCTCGTATTCTGTTCAATGCAGGTCGAGCACTACAGGCGCGTGAACTTACGCAACTACAGACTATCATTCAATCAGAGATTAAACGGTTTGCAGATAACATCTTCCAGAAAGACGGTGTTCCTGTTTCTGCCGGTGGTGTTTCAATCAACAATTCATATGCTTTCATCAAGATTTCAAACGACCAGAATAACTCGTTTGATGATGTATCTGCACTGAAAGGTGTTGTACTTACGGGTGCAGACTCTTCAATTAAAGTAAAAGTTTATGAAGCAGTTGCTTCAGAAAACGGTGACCCTGATACCCTGTATGTACAATACACCGAGAACCCTAATACAATTAGTCCTAGTACGACATATAACTCAGCCACACGTGTAACTCCAGGCGAGATTCTGTCGAACGGTTCTAACATCAATCTTACTGTACAGACCACTAACACTGCTGCAAACCCTGCAATTGGTTTCGGTAGTAATCTGTCTATTGGTGAATCACAATTTTATGTTAAGGGTCATTTCGTATTCGTTCCTAAACAAAGTATTTTCCTTGCGAAGTACGAGAGATCTAAGACCGCTGACCTCGGATTTAAACTTGTTCAAGATATTGTAACTGTATCTGATACTGATACTTTATATGACAACCAGAATGCGACACCTAACCGTTCTTCGCCTGGCGCAGACCGTTATCGCATTAGACTTGTTCTTGCAAGACGAGACGAGGTTACATCGGGTGATACCTTTGTATACTTCTGTCGTGTAGAAGGCGGTGTAATTACTCATCAATTAACTTCTTCTGAAAACTACAATCAAATAAAAGAATTTGTTGCAACTCGCATCAAAGAGATTAACGGTGACTTCATTAAGAAGTACTGGAAACTTCGTGTAGAGCCCAATGGTTCAAATGCGAACTCCACTCTTATGTTGCGTATCGACCCAGGCACTGCATACATCGAAGGTAAACGTGTTGCGACTACTGTAACTCGAAGTCTTCCTATTCCAAAGGCAACAGACACTATTACTCGTGACGAAGAACAGATTGGTCTGGACTACGGTAATTACTACTATTGGGATAGTGGTGTTGGTATGTTAGATATTGATACTGCCGAACAGGTAGTATTGTATGCAGGATTTGATGGCGCAGACTCTGCGATTGGTACTGCAAACATTCGTGCAATTACCGAAGGGACTAATGCACTTCGTACTGGTGGATATACGTATACTCGTTCTCCATTATATAAAGCACACCTATTCAACATACATAGAACCAACTTTAACCACACTTTACGTGACGTTAAGTCGGTCAAATCGAACACCAATACCCACTTAATTAACCTTGTTCAGGTTGCGGATAGTAGTGCCTATATAGGTTCTGTTCTTCACGAACCAAAACAGAATGCACTTATCTTTGATACTCCGTTAAGTAGACCAAAAGGTTTCACTGACGTATCAATGACGTTTATGAAGAAGTATAACTTCACTGCTGATGGGGAAAACCATACTATTACCCTGACAGACTCAGGTGAAAGTTTCAACCGTGAAGCGGACATCTTAGTTGCATCTGCTACCGAGTTTGCACCTGCGGGTGTATCTGGTTCAATCCAGTCCGGTAATAAAGACATCGTATTCTCTGGTCTGACCAATGGTGTCGCATACGAAGCAATCGTCTTTGTACGCAAGACTAATGCATCGGTCAAAACTAAGACTCTGACCGAAACTACTATCACTACGTCTCTAGATTCTAATGGTGCTGGTATTAAAGGTATCAACCTAAGTCAGTCTGACATTTACTCTATCGAACGTGTAAGAAAGAATGACTCTGACGGTGAAGATATCTTCCCACACTTCATGTTCGATGCAGGACACCATGTAACTCACTATGACGATGGTCGTCTGGTTTGGTCTGGTGGTGGTATCGATAGTGCTAACCAACCTATATTCGTTCGGTTTAAATACTTCGAACACTCGGTAAGTGGTCAGTTCTTTGCGGTTAACTCTTATGATGGTCAATTAGACTATCTTGATATCCCCGCACAGAAACTAGACAATGGTAACAAGGTTTCATTGCGTGACGTAATCGATTTCCGTCCTGCAACCGATGGTAGTGGTTCATACTCAGGTGGAACAGTTTGTCCTCTACCTGTCCCAGCTGACACTATCGAAGTGGATGCGGAATACTACTTGCCTCGTGCAGACAGATTGGTTATTTCTAAAGATGGTGAAATCCGTTATATTACTGGTTCATCTTCACTGAATCCAAAATATCCTGATGTACCTGTTGATTGTATCGACCTTTATAAAGTAAGGTTGAACCCTAACACGTTACATTCCCAAGATTTAAAAACTACCCTTATTCCACGTAAGGGTTATACCATGGCAGACATTAATAAGTTGGAAGAGAAGGTCGACCGTCTCGAAGAGATGACCACACTTTCACTTCTTGAACTTAATACCAAGTTCCTTTCGGTACTTGACTCTGCGGGTAATGACAGAACTAAGGCTGGTTTCTTTGTAGACAACTTCAAGAACCACCAACATTCACAAACTACTTCTCCGGAATATCGTGCTGCAATTGACAAACGTTCATTGTTGTTACGTCCTACTTTCGTAGAAGACTGTGCTGACTTGTTCTATGACAGTGGAAATGCAGGTCAACTTAGAACTATTAAGAAAGATGATTTCTTGATGTTGGACTATAGTAATGTTGCATATGAGTCACAAGAACTTGCATCTAGTACTGAAAACCTTGCACCATTCTTCGTACCGCAAACAGTTGGTAACTTACTTCTTTCTCCTGAGACTGACTCTTGGAAAGAAACCGATAAGATTGGTGAGACTGTTGTTGGTCGTTCTACTGAATTTGACCTTAAACACGCACTCAACTGGAACAACTCGGAAAACGAGTGGTTCGGTGTCGACCCATCTGACCTCGAGGCCGGTGATGCTGCTACGTCATTCGTAAGTGGTACATCTACTGTTGTCACTCACAACTCTCTTGACACTGTCCTAATTGGTACAGAAACTACCGAGAAACTTGGTGAGTGGGTTAAGGTTGGTAACGTCACTGATGTTGAAACTCTGTATACCGAGACTGTAGAAATTTCACGTGAACGCGAAGAAGAGATTTCTCGTACTGCGATAGATTCATGGTGGGACGAGTATGGTTACTATAGTAACAATTGGAATTTTTATGGTGATAATCAATATTATAATAGCAGTTACTTCTCCGGTCTAAATTGGAGTTGGTGGTGGTGGGCTGGTGAAGAAGTCACAACTGACATGTGGGATGTTGTTACGTCCGAGACACGTGACCGTGTAAAAACCACCAACACTTCTACATATGAAACTACTAAGACTATTCAGACTGAAAATACGTATGAAGGTACTGCTGAGGTTGTTACTTCAACTTCAACATCAAATACCGTCAACCGTATTGCGAGCGAATCAACTATACGTGACGTAGTCGGTAAGAAAGTTATTGATGTATCGGTCATTCCTTTCATGCGTTCAATCGAAATTCGATTCAAGGCTGAAGGTCTTCGTCCTAATACACAGTACTTCCCATTCTTTGATGGGTCTAACGTATCTTCATTCTGTAGAGAAGTTGCTACTCACCAATCGTTCTCTGATAATAAATACACCACTGCACAAGGTACTGGTGATGGTGAAGGTACTCAACGTACTACCCAAGAACATAGTGATGGTAAAGGTAACCTAGTATCTGATGCTGAAGGTACTATCATCGGTTCTTTCGAAGTACCGAATAACGTTGCAATGCGTTTCCATACTGGACAACGTGAGTTTGTACTATTAGACGTAAATGCGCACGACTTCGGTGGTGCAATGTCTTATGCACGTGCAATGTTCTACTCACAAGGTGTACTTGAAGAGTATGAAGATGAAGTTAAACTAACTCGTGTACTTAAAGTTGTTGGTAGTCAAGATACTGAGATTGACCGTAGTGTGGATGTCCAATCTACTGTGTGGACAGAAACTCTTATTGATACTGAGATTGCAACTGACGTTAAGTCAAGTAACACTGTTACTACTCTTGTTACCGATACAACAACTACAAGAGAACATGTTGGAACAGACGTTGCTTATGACTATAATTATTGGGATTGGATCACTCCTGTCGACCATACAACTGATACAACAACTCCGGCTGGTGCAACTGTTCAAGGTACACCAAACTCTGCGAGTTCTGTGCAGTATGACCCAGGCAACCGTGGTTCTGGTCACGCGCAAATAAACTTCTATGCAGATCCACTTGCACAGACCTTCTTGATAACACAAAATAGTGGTGTGTTTGTTACTTCGATGGAGTTCTACTTCTCGAGTAAGGCAGACACTGCACCTGTATTCTGTGAGATTCGTCCTACAGTAAATGGTGTTCCGTCTTCTAGTAAGATTATTGCATACACCAAATTGTCACCTAGTCAAGTTAACTTGGTACCTGCGGGTGCGAATAACAAGACTATGTTGCAGAATGGTACTACCTTTACCTTTGACTCTCCTGTGTATCTTGCACAAGGTGAGTATGCGATGGTATTGCGTCCAGGCAACAATGACCCTAGTTACAACGTTTATGTTGGTACTGTGGGTGAACGTCAACTTGGTTCTTCGGAAGCATTTATTTCACAACAACCTACTCTGGGTGGATTCTTTAAGTCTCAGAATGGTAAGTTGTGGGAACCTTCTTCTGGTCAAGATTTGTCATATAGAATCAATGTTGCACAGTTTGTATCTTCTGGTAACGCAATCCTCGAGAATGCTAACATTCCTCCGGTTGCATTGTCAAGAGACCCACTAGTAGTTGATTCTGGTTCTAACTCTGTACGAGTAATGTTGAAAGGTCATGGTCTCCGTGATGGTGACAAGACTTGGATTCGTGGTATTGACTCTGCGACTGACTTTGGTAACGGACTGACAGGTGCGGATGTAAATGGTGTACGTACTGTTATCGACTATGATAACTCTGGTTACACTTATCAAGCAACTTCTTCTGCAACTTCACGTAAGTGGTTCGGTGGTTCTTCTGTCACTTCACAGAGAAACATCAACTTTGAAGAACTTCGTCCTGAGATTGATATCACCCAACCAAGTAATACCAATGTGACACTTTCTGCGAAGACAACTTCACAACAGTCATTGGCTGGTAGTGAGACTCGATTCGTGAAAGAAAGTCAGTATCAAATCATCGAGAACAAGAAGAACAATGTCTTCTCAAGTGCTCGTGCGATTTATAATAGAAGAACCGAGAATCTTACTGGTGCAGGTAAACTTGCAGGTGAACGTTCTGCGACTGTACAGGTAACAATGAAATCAACTAACCCGTTTGTTTCACCTGTAATTGATTTACAACGTGCGAAACTGAACTGTGTTCACAACTTGATATCTAAACAAGATTCTTCTGCGACTGATGGTTTCAATGTTCCATTGACTTATATCGGAGAGAACAATCCTTCTTATGGTACTGAGTCTGCGAAACATATTACTAAGGTAACTACTCTTACCGAAGAGTCAGTTGGTCTGAAGATATTGTTGGCTGCAAACAAACCACCACAGTCTGACTTCCTTGTATACTATAGAGTTGCGACTGCGGCAGATAACATTCAGAGTTCACAATGGTTCTTGGTATCACCTGAGAATAACTTACAACCAGACACTAACAAAAATGTCTTCCGTGAGTATCGTTATCTGGTAGGTGGTGACGGTGGAACTATGAGACCATTCACTAAATTCCAAGTTAAGATTGTGATGAGGTCTACTAGTTCTGCTAAAGTCCCATCGTTCCGTGACTTGAGGATTATATCACTGGCAGTATAATATGAAACAGAGACAATTGACAGCAGTAAAAGATGAACCCGACTTTGCGAGAGATCCTGAGTCGGGTGCCATAATTAATATAAATAGAACTGAGATACAGAATGCACGTGAAGCGAAAAAACACAGAAAGCGCAAAGCACAAGAAGAAAGAAATCTGAAAGACAAGGTGAATAATCTCGAGAATGATATGAGAGATATAAAATCCTTACTTTCCCAACTAGTAGAGAAACTATAGATGGCACGTCCTTTTACAAAACTAAGTGACTCGTTCAAGATTTTACGGGATAATGTTAATACTATCTCGTATAATGTTGGTGACCCTGACGACCTAAACACCTATGGTGATAGTGATGTCGTTCAGGCAATCAATGAAATCGAACGTGTCTTCGATGCCTCTGCGGGTGAAATCCTATATCCTACTGGTGCAGCAGGTGAAACTCAAACTCGACTCCTTATTAGTACCGCACAATCAAGTGGTACAGATATCCAGTTTAATGTTGGTGCAAACTTCAACATTGATGCAGTAGGTGACATCAACTTAGATGCCGGTGGCGCGAACATCAACTTCCTTGATGATTCTTCTAACCGTATTGCATTTACTTTGGGTGCGACTAACACTGTTGGTGTGACTGGTGTACTTGACCTTGATGTCTCTTCTAATCTCGACATCGATGTGTCTGGTAATACGACTCTTACCTCCACCGGCACAACTACTATCGAAACAACTACATTCACTGTAGACGCGTCCGGAGATGTAATCCTTGACGCAGACGGTGGAAATGTAACATTCAAAGATGGTGGAACTACAGACTATAACTTTGCAACTGATGGTACAGTTTCTCGTACCGGAGACTTGACATTTGACATCTCGGGTGATATAATCCTTGATGCAGATGGCGGGAACATTACATACAAAGATGGTGGAACTGATCGTATAGCATATATGATGGGTACAACCAACACTGCGGCTGTAACTGGTAACCTTACCTATGACGTTTCGGGTGATATTGTACTCGATGCGGGAACCAATAACGTAGACCTAAAAGGTGCAGGAACTACTCGTTTCGCATACGGACTTGGTACGTCTAATACCCTAGACGTTACAGGTAATCTTACACAAACTGTCTCAGGTAACTTCTCAGACAGTGCTGATGGTACTTATCATATAGGTGCGACTGGTCTTGTAGATGTTATTACTTCTGGTAACTTCGACACTACCTCGAACCAACAAACACATTCTACCACTGGTAACTTCACTATCGATGCCGGTGGTGATATTATACTAGATGCGGATGGTGCGGATATAAGTTTCAAGGATGACGGAACTACTCGTTTCCAATATAACCTTGGTACAACTAACACTATCACCACAACTGGTGCTATCGACCACAATGTATCAGGTGGATATGACATCGATGTTAACGGTGCGTTTGAAGTTGATGCGAATGGTTCCATCACTATGGATGCGACTGGTGACTTTGATATCAAAGGTTCTGGTACAACTCGTTTTGCATATGGTCTTGGTACATCAAACACATTAGACGTTACAGGTAATCTCACTCAAACAGTATCAGGTAACTATTCTGATTCTGCTAATGGCACATACCACATTGGTGCGACTGGTGCTACCGACATTCAAACGTCTGGTACATTCCAAACTAATACTGGTGCACAGACTCATACTGTTACTGGTGCATACACCGTTGACGCATCTACTGATATTGTCCTTGATGCAGATGGTGCAAATGTCACTCTGAAAGATGGGGGTGCGACTCGATTCGACTTCCAAATGGGTGCGAACCAAGAACTAGACATTCCTACTGGCAACTTCACTTTAGATGTTGCGGGTAATATTGTACTAGACGCAGACGGTGCGAACATCGACTTTCAAGACGGTGGTGTTGCACGATTCGAATATGGTCTAGGTACAACTAACACTTTAGATATCTCAGGTAACTTAACTCAGTCTGTATCGGGTGACCACACTGACAGTGCAGATGGTATTCGTACTATCAATGCAACTGACGGTCTTACTTTCGAAGCAACACACGGCCCACTAACGGTTACTGCAAGTGGTAATGGTACTGTGTCGGTAGGTGGTAACTACCTAGTAGATGCAGAAGGTGATATTACACTTGATGCAAACGGTGCAGATATTGTATTTAAAGATGCGGGTGTTACAGAACTAACATTCAACTTAGACTCTGACCAAACTATTGAAGCACGAAATAGTCTGATTCTTGATGCCGACCAAGATATTACTCTTGAAGCGAACGGTAAAGATATCAACTTCAACGATGGTACTCAGAACAACTTTGTATTCAACCTTGGTACTAACCAAGAAGTTGATGTTGTAGGTAATCTAACTGTAGATGTTGCGGGTGATATTACACTTGATGCAGGTGGTACTCAGGTAAACCTTGCAGACGGAACCGCAAACCGTATTGTTCACAACCTTGGTACAAACCAAGAGATTGACTATACTGGTGACCTTACCCAAGACATTGGTGGTGATTTAATCATTGATGTTGATGGTGGAGATGTTTACCTCAAAGATGCAGGTACTCAGTTCGGTCGTCTGAAGAATACTAGTAACCAACTAGACATTTACTCTGGCTCTACTCTTGCACTTGAGATGACTGCGAATACTATCGAAGTTCATAACCGTGCATTGTTCTTAGACTCTGCACTAGATACTGTTGCATCAAATGTTGCAGGTTCTATTAATGAAATTCATACAGAACTCGATTCTGCATCTGGTGAGATAGAGTCTGTCAAAGATACTATCGAACAGATGTTGAAAACATTTGATTCGGGTGGAACTAGTGCAAACATTTCTGCGACTGGTATCTCTACTCTCAATACTCTCGATAAGACTTTTGTTGGTGGTATCAACGAGATTGATACTCGACTAGATTCTGCGGTTGATGAAATTCAAGTCGTAAAAAGTAGAGTCACAAGTAATGCCACAGACATTCTAAACTTGAGTAATCGAGTTGGTCAGTTGAATACACTTGACAGTTCTGCGCCAGGCAACTTCTTCGAAGGTATAAATAACGATAGTATAGTAAACGCGATAAACGAATTAGCAAGAAGAACTGTCCTAATCTATGATGAGAACGGTACTCTTCTGAACTAACAGTAGGAAGTAGAATGTCAGATAATAAGGCATTACCGTTAAAGTTAAAAGACAGTGATGGTAATCTCCAACAGATAACTGCATCGGAAAAGAACTATGTTGCTTACCTTGCGGGTCTCCAAACCGCACAAGCAGATAGTTCTGATGTAGGACTTCTTACACTCTCATCGGGTGGGAATCGTCTCATCGGTTCTCTAACCGATACCTATTACCCTGAACCTGTTGGGACTCACCCATACAACCAAACATCTGTTGTTACCACAACAACAAACATGTATCAGATAAACGGTACTGTACTTGAAAATGACAGTGACTGGAGAAAACCAGTAGGTCATTATGATGGTAATGTTTATGAGATGTCAGAGACTGACTTAAATACTTTCGTTGATGACCTCAATGGACGTATTGCATTATCAGACTATCCTGGCTCACTGAAATTATCTTCTACACGTCCAAGTGCAGACTATGATATTCTTATCCCGAGTGTACTGACCGACCAACGTGCAGATTCTTCTGGTTCTCCTTTTACTGTAAATGATTATAGTATCTGGCGCAGAACTAGTATGACCGCCCCCACATCTATTCGGGATGACCTGAATGGTGTGAGTAGTATTGTTGGTATCAAAAGAAGTTTCGGTGACAGTGGTGACTACCAAGGTCTGACTAAACTTACTGATCGTCAAGTTCAAGTAACTATTGGTCAACGTGCAAAGACAAGACGTGCGATTGATAACAATGTCGGTTCATACGAATTAAGAACATCTTCTCAGGGTGCACCTGTTGTTGGTACTTGGAAGAATGTTGGTGCAGCAGTAAATACTATTCGTCTTGTTGACGAACAGAACTATACGCGCACCCGCGTAAGTGCGTACACGCGTGACCGCAACTCTGCATATACTCGTGTCAGTTCAAGAACAATCAATAGTTCCTTTGCGGGTAACTATATTGGTAATTATACAAGAGACTTTGCCGGTAACTATACAAGGGGATTCCTTGGTAATTATGTTGGTGATTTCACTGGTAACTATACTCGTGACTTTGCAGGTAATTATACAAGAGATGTACAAACTAACTTTGCGGGGGATTACGTAGGTAATTACTCTCGTGGATTTATCGGAAACTATTCAAGAGATTTTGCAGGTGAATATAGTCGCAACTTCGTAGGTAACTTCCTTGGGGAATATACGAGAACCTCTACAAGAGGAAGACCATCTGCATTTAGTAGAGTAAGAAGTTCTAACTATTCACGAAACTTTGCGGGTAATTACACTCGTGGATTTATTGGAGACTATGCGGGTAACTTCGTAGGGGAATATTTAAGAACCTCTACTCGCACTCGTACTTCTAATTATGCGCGTACCTCAACACGAATCCGAGAATCCGCGTATGTTAGAATACGCACATCGATATATGCGGCCGACTATACTCGTACTCGTAATTCTAATTATACTAGAACCAGTACTCGTACTCGTAATTCTAACTATACTAGAACATCTACTAGAACAAATGCGGCAGATTTCATCGGAAATTATATTCGATTAAGAACCTCTTCGTATACAAGAAATAGTACTAGAACACGTACATCTTCATATCTAAGAGGATTTACTGGAACTACTGATTATATTGGGAACTACTCTCGTACCGACTTTACCCGAATTAGAATAACTAATATCGAAGGACAAAACTTCTATTATACTGGTAACTATATCGGCCCAAGTCAGTCTTTCACTGGGAACTTCATAGGTACATCACAATCTGTTCGTTACTCTATGGCCGCAGTTGAGGTTGGTGTGTATGATGATGAACGTTGGGTAAAAACCAATTACACTTCTTCCGGATATACAACATTCAGTGTATATTGGGGTAATGTTGAAGTGTATAATTCTGGAGTTCAACCATTATATACTGACAGTACGGTGGCTGTTGCTGGTGGTTATGTTTACAGTAGACAAGGAGACCCCATCACTGGTGGCGGTGGTTCTGGGTTTAGTTACTCAATATACAATGTAAATCGTAATATTGCTGGTAGTTATACGGGTAATTATATTACCACCCGACAGTCTGCGTTCAGTAGAGGTTTCACCGGAGACTTTACTGGTAATTATACTCGTAATGTTACCGATGACTATACCAGAACAAGAACTTCTAGTTATGCCGGAGACTTTGTAGGCGACTACACACGTGACTTCGCAGGTAATTACGTAGGTGATTATACGCGTGACTTCGCAGGTAATTACATTGGCGACTACACTAGAGACTTTAGTGGTGATTATGCACGTGATTTCATAGGTAACTACACTGGTGATTATACAAGAGATTTCGCAGGAAATTATGTTGGAGACTATACCCGAGTATCTACTCGAACATCTGCACGTACTAGATTCTCTGCATATGCTCGTACCCGTGTATCAAACTATTCACGTGACTTCATAGGAAACTACTCAAGAACTTTTGCAGGAGATTATATTGGTGATTATGCCCGTATTTCTACACGTACTCGAGTAAGTTCATATAGTCGTCTGAGAAATTCTGCATACACTAGAACAAGAACTTCTACATACACTGACAATTACGTTGGAGATTATGTTGGTAACTTCATCGGTGAATATACGCGTACCAGAAACTCTGCGTTTACTCGTAATGACACCTTAGATTCTACTCGCACTAGAGTATCAACTTATACCAGAGGTAGAAACTCAGCCTATACCCGAGACTCTACTCGTTCACGTTCATCCAGTTATGTCGGAGAATATACAGGGAACTACTCTAGGGCGTTTGTCGGAAACTACTCAAGGTCTTTTGTAGGTGATTATATAGGTCAGACAATTGGTAACACAACTTACGCAGTAGAAACGTATACCTTGTATGTAAGAACTGCATAAATAGACTTATAAATACAAACATTAAGTCTAAGAGAGTATGATCTGTGGCGGCATCTGATATACCATTAAAAAGTTATGGAGTTAACGGAGACCTTCAGGAGGTAACCCCTTCTGAAGAGAACTACCTTGCATATCGTGCAGGACTTCATATATCGACAAGTCAGGGAACTGATGAGGGCGACCTGACTCTTACTAATAGTGGCCATTCTGTCGGTCAATTCGTTGATACCTATTTTAATCAGGCGGATGGAACACACCCCGCAACTTCTATTACTTCTGGTTCAACAACCACTACATTATATCAACGTGACGGAACTGCACCTTACAATGGTCTTGACTATCTAAGACCTATTGGATATAATACAAGTGGTGATGTGGGTTTCCACGAATTCACCGATTCTGATATGGATACCTTATGTACTCGTCTGAATGCACGTATTGCAGTATCAGACTATCCTGGCACATACTACCTTGGTACCTCTGCACCTAGTGCGGATTATAGTGTGGACATTGCGGATGTCTATACCGACACCGTAGGTAACGGAACATCTACAACATATAACATCTATCAAAGAGACACAATGACTGCCCCCACGACTGTTCGTCCGATAGGGATTAAGTACAGTGGTGGTTCTTATGATGGATTGATTGAGTTAAATGATGCCCAGATAAACTATACACTTGGACAACACTGTAGAACTTTACGTGGTAAAGATGGTGCGATTGGTTCGTACCAACTAAGAAGTTCTGCACAGGGTGTTCCGGTATCGCCAGGCACATGGGCTTCGAAGGGTACTGCGACCAATACCAAAAGGACTACGTCTGAGGTTGCATACACCAGAACGCGTTCATCTTCTTATACAAGAGACCGTTCTTCTACATATGCAAGAACCCGAAATTCAATATACACCAGAAATAGTACCGCAGTTTTTGCAGGTGACTTTGTTGGCAATTACGTTGGTGATTATACAAGAGATTTTGCGGGTAACTATGCAAGAGACTTTGCAGGTAATTATGCAGGGGAATACGTAGGAAATTATTCACGTACAAGAACATCTGCATTTACTCGTAATAGTACAGACACCTTTACTCGCGATTTTACCGGAAACTATGCACGTACTCGTGTGTCGACCTATACTCGAGATAGTCTGAATATCTTCACTGGTAACTTTATCGGGAACTACACTCGCACCAGAATAAGTGCATATTCTCGTAACAGTACTCGAAATAGAATAAGTGCATATTCACGTACAAGAACATCAACATACACCACAGTGTTTTCCGGCAACTATATCGGAAACTTTATTGGTGATTATACACGTACCCGAGTTTCCAACTATGCAGGAACATATACAAGAACACGTAACTCAGCCTATACTCGCACACGCGTGTCTGCATATACACGCGACCGTGTAACTGATTTCACCGGAGATTATATCGGTGATTATGCAAGAACTCGTGTATCTGCGTACAGCCGAACCAGTACCCGTACCAGAACTTCTGCATACAGTAGAACTAGATCCTCCACATATACACGTGACCGTACATCAACCTTCACGGGTGACTTCGTTGGTAATTACTCACGGAACCGAAATTCTGCATATACCAGAACTCGTGTATCAAATTATGCGGGGGACTTCACTGGCAATTATTCGCGTACTCGTGTATCCGCATATACTAGAGACAGAGTAACAAACTTTACCGGAGACTTCATTGGTAACTATACCCGTGGTCGCATCTCTACATATACACGTGACAGATTACAGACTTTTACTGGTGACTTTGTTGGAAACTATTCGCGCACCTTTATTGGCGATTATTCACGTACCTTTATCGGAAACTATTCTCGTGCGTTCGCTGGTGACTATGTCGGAAACTATGCACGGACTCGCGTAACAGATTCAACTAGAACTCGAAACTCAAACTATACACGCGCATCAACAAGAAACCGTTCCTCTGCATATTCGCGTGACCGTGTTACTGATTTTGCAGGTAACTTTGTTGGGAACTACACTCGTGATTTTGTCGGTAACTTTGTCGGTAATTATTCTCGTGGATTTGCAGGTGAATATACTGGTAACTATGCAAGGTCATTCTTAGGCAATTACACCGGAAACTACACAAGAGGATTCCTTGGTAATTATGTCGGTGATTTCGTAGGCAATTATGCTCGTGGGTATGGCGGTAACTTTACTGGAAACTATGCTCGTGGATTTGTGGGTAACTATGGAAGAACACGAAACTCAGCATATACCCGAGATAGTACTCGTACATCTACCCGTGTTCTGAACTATCAAAGAATTTCGACTCGAACTTCGACTCGTGTATTTGACTACACTAGAATCAGTACAAGGACTTCGACTCTTACATTGTCATATAGTCGTGTAGTTTCATACAGTGGTGACTTTACGGGTAACTATACCCGCACCCGCACGGCAGTAGGTGACTATACGCGAACCCGCACCGCAACTGGTACCTATACTCGTACTCGTACTGCGACCGGAGATTATACTCGTGCACGTGCCGAAGGTGTAACATATACCGGAAACTACACCAGAACATTGTACTATGCAGGTGACTTTACTGGTAATTACACTCGTACCTTGTACTATGTTGGTAACTTTACGCCTACTGCCGACTACACTCGAGTTAGCACTGCAATTGCGTACTATACAGGGAACTACACACGTACCGGATACTATGTCAGATACAGTATTTCTGGTGGGACGTATGTCGGAAACTATACTCGTGTTTTGTTATTCGCAAGAAGTCCACCGTCTGATCCATATGCGATTGAATATTACACAAAAACATCCGCATATACTCGTACTCGTTCTGGAACAACAAGTTACATAGGTAACTATACTCGTACACTTGATTACACGAGAGTTCGAACCCCGACATTATACTACTTAGGTAACTATGTTGGTGCATCTGATGGTACCGCAGAATATACTCGTTCACGCGCAGGTGGTACAGTCGAAGGCCAAACGATTTACTATGTCGGTAACTATTCACGTGTCTTGCCGGCCTCCACTCGTACTAGTACTGCGACCGGAGATTATACTAGGGTTTCTACTCGTACTAGTACTGCGACCGGAACTTATACTCGTGCACGTGCGTCTACGTTATATTACACAGGCAACTATACTCGTACATTATATTACGTAGGCGACTACACTCGCACATTGTATTATGTTGGTAACTATACTCGTACACTGTATTACGTAGGTGACTATACGCGCAACTCTACTCGTGTTTCTACGGCAACAGTGTATTATACCCGTACCGGATACTATGCAGGTGACTTTACTGGTAACTATACTAGATTAGGTTATTATGCAGGAGAATTTGTCGGTGATTATACACGTACCGGATACTATGCAGGAAACTTCATAGGTGATTATTCTCGTGCGTTCGCTGGTAATTACTCAAGAACTCGTAACTCGGCATACGCACGTATATCAACACGTACTCGTTATTCTGCGTATGCTCGTACTCGTATTACTGACTCTACAAGGACTAGAGTATCTGCTTACGCTGCGGACTACACTCGCAGCCGTTCTTCTGCATATACTAGAGTATCAAGTAGAACAAGATTTTCTGCGTACACTCGTGACAGATTACAGACCTTTACTGGTAACTTTACACGTGACCGAGTGACAAACTATGCGGGTAACTTTATTGGAAACTATGCACGTACCTTTGTAGGGAACTATACCGGAGATTACACTCGAGATTTCGCAGGAAATTATGTCGGGGATTTCATTGGAGAATACGCACGTACATCAACACGTACTCGTTTCTCTGCGTACACCCGTGACCGTATTTCTACTTACTCAAGGAATCGTGTGTCTGCATACGCTAGAACTCGTATAACCGATTATATTGCAAACTATGTGGGTAACTACTCAAGAACATTTACTGGTAACTATACTCGTAATAGTACCGCAGTTTTTGCAGGTAACTTTGTAGGTAATTACTCACGTGACTTTGCAGGTGAATACACTAGAGTATCAACCAGAACTTCTACTCGTGACTTTGTGGGTGACTATACTCGTGACTTCACTGGTAACTATGCAAGAACTCGTATAACCGATTATATTGCAAACTATGTTGGTAATTATTCTCGCAACTTTGCAGGAAACTATACCAGAGACTTTGGTGGAAATTATGTGGGTGATTATACCCGAGACTTTGCAGGTGAATACACTCGCAACAGTACAGTAGATTTCGCAGGTAATTTCGTAGGTAATTACAGTAGAAACTTTGCAGGTAACTACGCCAGAGACTTTGCCGGTAATTATGTTGGCGATTACACCCGAGACTTTGCAGGTGAATATTCAAGAGACCGACAAACCGACTTTATTGGAGAGTACACTGGTAACTTCGCAAGAGACTTTGCGGGTAACTATACCAGAACTTTCGTAGGTGATTTTACTGGCAACTATACTCGTGGATTCCTTGGTGAATATACGCGTGACTCTCTGCAAGACTTTACTGGTAACTTTGTTGGGAACTACTCACGTGACTTTGCAGGAGAATATACAAGGGTTCGTGTATCCAACTATGTTGGGGACTTCACTGGTAACTACAGCCGAGACTTCATTGGTGAGTATACACGAACGTCTACTCGTACTTCTACTAGAACTCGTGTATCAACATTTAGTAGAACTAGAACTTCTGCGTATTCTGCGGACTATACACGTAATCGCGTAACTGATTTCACCGGAGACTTCTCAGGAAATTATTCTCGCAACTTTGCAGGTAATTATTCTAGGTCGTTTATCGGCAATTATTCTCGTGACTTTGTAGGGAACTATGTTGGTACCACACTAGACTCGGGAACTGAGGTTATTGAAACCTATACACTTTATGTAAGAACTGCATAAAAACCCTTGACAACAAGGGTGATATATAGTATTATAAAATTTAATATATCATAGGAGAATGATGAATGAGTTTTAAACGATGGATGGATAATGCATTTTGGGAAAATCCTGAGAAATCCAAAGTCAATTGTATCCTTGAGATGGAAGATGATATTGGTCGTCAAACCAAACAAGTGATGTTATTGAGTCGTCTTAATAAAGACGGTAGTGAAAATGAAATGTTCGCTGAAGTTGTGGGTGCACTAGGTGAAGAATCTATTGACCGAAATACCGAAGACCGTAAAGTTCGGAAAGCTGCAGAAATCGAAGAACGTAAACAACGTGACACCGAACATGCACGTGCACGTAAACTCGAAGAACTTTTTAACTACAAACTAGAAGTCTTTGAGACAGAAGAGATTAAAAATTCCAAGAACCGGAAGTTAAAGGCAAAACTTAGACGCGCAAAATCTAAAGTTGAAGTTAACCTATATGCAATGATGTTGTTACAAGAAGCACTTGAGGCGAATGAGAATGTCGGAGAAGAGTAGAGGTTATGTACTTGTTGCATCTAACAAGATAAACTTCTATCGATATGCAATTAACCTTGCAGAGTCGATTCTAGATTATTATGAAGACGCAAAGATTACATTGTTTTGTGAACCATGGATGTTCGAGGAACAACACCGAGAACTATTTGATAATGTCGAATGGTGCAGTAGTCACTATCGTGCTAAACTCGAAGGTATGGCTCGTTCTCCTTATGACCTGACTATGTACCTCGATGTTGATATGGAATGTGAACACGAAGACATTGCGATATGTTTCGATGAACTGGAGAGACGCGAAGAGGATATTCTATTCTCTGAACTCACAGATGACCGCGAGTATGTCTATGCAGAACGTCAGTTTGATACACCTGAAGGTAAGACTAAATTTACCTTGTGTGGGGGTGTCGCTCTATACGACATGACTAAACCTATCGTAAGAGAGTTTATGTCTGACTGGGAGATGCTCACTAAAGACCAAATGGATGGTAATTGGTGGCCTGACGGATACATCGATAGTCTCAAGTCATGGGATCAGTTTAGTCTCTGGTGGTTGACTGAAAGAGAAGATAAATACAAAGACCTCAAGTACGGTATACTTGAAGACGATTTGCGTTGGAACTATTATAACGCATTCAACTGGGCAATCACCAAACCGACTGGCCCTGTTGTTATTCGACACTACTCTTGTGGTTTAGATAAAGACGGATATATCATATGAGTTATATGCAGGACATCCCTGTTAAGAATAGGGACTTATTAAAAATATTGAATCGATATCGAGACTTCTTGATGAAGGATGTCGATTCTTTCAAAGAGACATTTCACCTACAATGTCAAGAAGATGCAAGTAATAGACATTACTGGGCAGGTGACACTCACCTACAAGAAATTCTTGACCAAGGTACTCGACACGAAGGGTTTCCGGATTCTATCTACGGGTACGAACTTGGAGTGCATAGAAAAGACCACGAGTTTTATGAACGTGGTGTGCATCCATCTATCCGCAAAGACAGGACTGCGGAACTTGCGTGGATGCAACAAGAGATTCTTGGATGGTTGGGAGTAAGACACAATGCACTTACCGCATTCTATCCACCTGGCGGTTATATCTCTTGGCACAATAATGCGAACGCCCCCGCATACAATCTAATATTCTCATGGTCAGAGACTGGAGACGGTCAATTTAATTATGTTGACCCTACCACCAAAGAAGTCGTGGAGATGAAGGATAAACAAGGTTGGAACTGTAAAGCCGCATACTTTGGACATTATGAAGAACCCGAACGACTATTCTACCACTCAGCAAAAACTGACTGTTGGAGAGTGACGGTATCATTCATTTTCGATACCTCGGAATTGTCCTCGGTTATCAGAGATGATTTAATCGAAGATATAATGTCTGAAGAGTAATTTTCTGTATTTTCCAGTTTCGAAATCATATAAATAAAACCATAGACACTACATTGGTTTGATGGAAACTGGAAATGGCAGATTACGAAGATTTTACAATTGACCAAGGCGCAGATGTTGCAATCGAATTGCACCTTCAGGAAACTGATGGTTCTAAAAAAGATTTGACAGCACACTCTGCGTCTGCGAAAATGAAAAGAAGTTACAACTCAGTTGACGATAACGATATCGTAACTTTCACTACTGCAATAACAGATCCTCCCGAAGACGGTATTCTTGTACTCGCTCTCACCAATGCTGAAACCGATTTACTGAACCCTAGAAACCGATATGTCTATGACGTAGAACTGTCATTTGATGACAGTGATGGAAATACAATCATCGAAAGAATACTGGAAGGTAAGATTAAAGTCACACCTTCGGTAACAAGGTAATCTAATGGCAGTCACGGTATCCCTCAGAGGAAAAACGAAAGTAAAACGCGTTGTTGTTGGTAAACCAATAAGACGTATCAACACTACACAAGGTAATATCAACAATCTTGCAGGAGTGGATACTTCAGGAGTAACTGATGGTGCTATTTTAGTTTATAACGAATCCACAGAAAATTTCGAAGCGACACCCACATTAAACAATCAAGAAGTTAACGGAGGCCAATACTAATGGCATCATTATTAAGAATAAAAAGATCGGGAACTGCGGGAGACCCGACCACACTTGGTCAAGGTGAATTAGCATATTCATACTTAACCGATAATGGTTCCAATGGTGGTGACCGATTATATATTGGTACTGGTACTGAAATCGCAGGTAATGCAGTTAATCACGAAGTCATTGGTGGTAAATTCTTCACCAGTATGTTAGACCATGCGAAAGGTACACTGACCCCGAACAGTGCACTTATCGTAGACGCTAGTAGTAAAATTGATACTATTAATGTTGGTAGTAGCAACTTCATCACACTTTCAGATGGCACAATTACCTCTGTTAGTGGATTGACCTTTGACACCAACGGTAACGAAATTGACTTTGGTAATGTGGGACTTCATGGTGTCGCAACTCCTACTCACGATTCTGATGCTGCGAACAAGGCATATGTTGATGCACTTGCCGCAGAATTCCTCGCAACCGCAGCTGCGGATAATGGTTCGTTTACCTTTATTCCTTCGATAGAGTTTATCACTTATGCCGGTGGTAATGCGATTACTACCATTGCAGACAGTGGTACCAATACAATCACCTTTGACTTAGATGTCACAGGTGTGACCGCAGGAACATACGGTTCACAAACCGCAATCCCATCATTCACGGTTGACTCTGATGGTCGATTGACTGCTGCGTCCGAAGTTAGTGTTGCAACCAACCTGACTATTAACAGTGACCCAATCAGTCTCCTAGATTCAGATGTAACCTTTACCGCAACAGGTAATGGTTTAACTCTTACTTACACCAGTTCTACTAACACGATTGATTATGCAATCGATGATGCGACCACTTCTTCGAAGGGTGTTGCACAATTCCTTAGTGCAGACTTTGGTGTATCTTCGGGTGAAGTATCCCTGAATGATGCGGTACTAAAAGGTATCAGCACTGATTCTGGTGATGTAACTCCGGTAACCCATGCATTAACTATCGGTGGTAACTCAGTACAGGGTATCGTCACAGAAGGAACTGGTTCGACTATAACTGTCGATGCATTGAATGCAACTTACACCCAACGTGGTGTTGCCAAATTCCAGTCTGCGGACTTCACACTTAACTCGGGTGATGTAAGTCTTGATTCTGCGGTAGTTAAACAAATCACTACCGATGACGGTAATGTTCCTATCACTGGTCACATGATATCTATCCTTGGTGGAGAAGGTATCAATGTAAACCATGCAGGTACTAACATCTCGGTATCTGGTGAAGATGCAGACGGTAACAACAAAGGTATTGCGTCTTTCGAAGACACTGACTTCACAATCTCGAATGGTCATGTAAGTCTGAAGGCTGGGTCTGTTGCAAATGCTGACCTCGTCAATGATGATATAACTATTGGCGATAATGCGGTTGCACTTGGTGCGACTGTTACTGACCTTACCGGACTTACTGGTGCGACTGTAGATAACATCCGTATTGACGGTAATAAGATATCTACTAATACTGCAACTAATGTACTTGTACTTGACCCTAAGAGTGGAGACTCAAACGGTGGACAGGTTCTTGTACTGGGTGACCTTGTTGTACAGGGTACTCAAACAATCATTAACTCGACCACTATGTCGATTAATGACCTTAATCTTGTCCTTGCAGATAGTGCCGCAGATGCGACTGCTGCGAATGGTGCAGGTATTACGGTCAATGGTGCGGCTGCGACAATTACATACTCTGTTGCAGGAGACAAGTGGAACACCAATAAAGACTTAGATGTTGGTGGTGAGATTTACCGTAATGGCGTGGTTCTTAGTGAATATATCGAAGACCACCTTGGTAACAGTTTCTTTGCCGCAGGTGAAGGACTTGATATCACATACGGTTCTTCACAGGACAGTGATAACACTATTGTATTCGCTGCCGAGATTGCAAGTTATTCCAACAAAGGTGTTGCGTCTTTTGATTCAGACCAATTCACCGTGACATCTGGGTTCGCGACTATCTCGACCCTTGATGGCGGAACATACTAAATAATAAAACATCACCCCCTTCTTTAAGGGGGTTATCCAATATTGGAACGAGGTTGACAAATGTCTACAACTTTTAGACTGAAGCGAAGTGCTGTCAAGGGTAAAGCACCCACGACATCAAATATAGAACTAGGCGAACTGGCCATCAATACAAATGATGGTCGTCTTTTTTTTAAAACAATTGATAGTGCATCTTCCAGTTCAGTAGTAACACTTCGAGAGGTTTCTGGCGGTACGGGTATAACCGAAACCGCAGGGGAAATCTCTATCACCAATACTGGCGTATCTGCCGGAAGTGTTGGTTCATCAACCTCAATTCCTGTATTAACAGTTAATGCACAAGGTCAAATCACTGCGATTGACAGTGCAACTGTTGCGGGTGTTAATGCATTCACCTTTGATTCTGCAAGTGCGACTCTTAATATATCCACCGCAGATGGTGGTTCTTTTAATGCACGTATTGGATTGTCTTCTTTTTCTACTTCTGATTTATCAGAGGGGACTAACTTATATTGGACTACTGCTCGTGGCGAGAGTATGTTCGATACTAGACTTGGAACCAAAACAACAGACGACCTAACTGAAGGTTCGTCTAATCTTTATTACAAAACAACTTATTTCGATTCGGACTTAGGGGATAAAACCACCGATGACCTGACACAGGGTCAGACTAACCTCTATTATGATTCCGATAGAACTATCACTACTGCACGTCATGCAATCAGTGCAACAGGTAGTATCGCATATAATGCAACTACTGGTATAATCTCCTATGAAGAACAACCTTATAGTGGGTTTGATTCTGACTTTGGTCAGAAAACAACTACTCAATTAACCGAGGGAGATAACCTCTACTTCACTACCCAACGTGCACGTAATGTATTGTCGGTTCAGAATCCTAGTGGTGATGGAAGTCTTGCATATGATAGTGCAACAGGGGTATTGGTTTATACTGGCCCAAGTGCAAGTGAGACTCGTGCACACTTCTCTGGTGGAACTGGAGTAACAATCAGCAATGGTGAAGTTGCAATTGCACAGTCTGTCGGAACAACCGATGATGTTGTATTCGGTAAGGTAACTGTTGACTCTGCACAAATCTCTTGTTTACACTTGGACAAACTTCCTGACGCACCTAACAGTCTGCGTGGATTATTGTATTATGATTCAGACCCTCAGAAAGGTCTGTCTTTCATTCCGACAACCAATGAGTTGGTCGAAGATGTAACTATCAACTTAGGTCAAGAAACATTAATATATGTTCATAACTTGACTGGTGCACAGATTAATAACGGTCAAGCAGTTTACATATCCGGTGTTGCGCATGGTGCGCACCCTCAAGTAACTCTTGCAAAGGCAGATGCCGCATCTACTGCAAGTCCTATCGGTCTTGCGACTATGGACATTCCTGATGGTGCGCATGGTTATGTAACTAAAGTTGGTTTGGTTCGTGATGTAAATACTACAGGTATGACTGCGGGTGCAACTGCATATCTATCAAAAGACTCTGCGGGTGAGTGGAGTACAACTGAAGTATCTGTTGACAGTGGTTATCCTACTCACTTGGGTACAGTACTAACTGTCGGTGCACAAGGTAGTATCTTAGTTAACGTAGAAAAAGAACACTTCGAGTATCTACGTGTTCAAGACAAGATTATTACACACGATCTTGTAGCGCCAGATATCTACGGTTCGCATATTCACTTTGATGGTAAATCGCCAGGATACTATGAAGAGGGTCAGGTTTACTACGATTCTGCGAACGGTGCACTTGTAGTTAAGAATGATGTCGAAGACGTTACTCTACAGGTAGGTCAAGAAGAATGGATTCGAGTTTATAACAACTCTGGTTCAACTATCATAAATGGTACACCTGTTTATCTGTCTGGTGAAGTGGGTTCGGTTCCTTCTATTGCTACTGCCGATGCAACAGAAGCAACTTCCGCAGTAGGTCTTGCGACACATGATATCACCAATGGTAGTATCGGTTACGTCACTACTCGTGGTCTTGTTGCTGATATTGATACACAGAACTTGACTGTTGGTGAAAAAGTACACGTTGCGGTAGGTGGCGGGTTAACTACAACTGCACCACAATATCCTTACTATCCAACCGATATGGGCATCTGTCTGATTCAAGATAGTGCACTGGGTTGTGTATACGTTGATGTTATTGACCACACGATGGAAACTATTCGTGTAACTCAAGACGCACGATTCGATGCAAACGTGACCGTTGGTGGTAACTTAAACATTCTTGGTGTCACAACCGAAGTTCTTTCGCAGTCTCTTACAACTAGTGGTAACTTACTTCAGTTACTTGATGGTGATACTGTTGGTACTGCATATCAGAGCAGTGGTGGCCTAAACGATGCGACTTTCAAGGGTAAGTATCTGGGTGACAGTGATGTATTCTACTTTGTCCGTATGGTCTCTGTTGATTCTGCGGGTGTTGGTGACACAATCGAGTGGGGTATTTCCGACTCTGATGCGATGTCTTATGGTTCACTTGCAGGACTATATGGATATGGTACAGGATTTGATTCTGCGAATGGTCAAACAACTTGGAATCTGAAGACTGACGGTCTAACTGCACCTTTACGTAATGGTCTATCAATTCAGTTTATTAACTTGTCTGGTCACGATAGTGCAGACCTTTGGTGTGCACACCCAACAGAACTTAATCTTGACTTGGGTCTTATTGGTAACTACAACCAACAAAACGAACCCCTAAAGTATGCGGGTGTTGTGCGTGACGCAACAGATGAACGTTGGAAATTCTTTGACGCATATCCTGCCGCAAACGTTGACTCCTCTAGTTCTCAGTTCGATATTAACTTTGACTCTGCATCTCTTGCTGATGTTCAGTTTGCTACTGCATATGGTAACCTGTCAGGTAATGCAACTTCTGCGACCTCTGCGGTTCAACTTGCAAACTCTAGAAACTTCTCGTTGACCGGAAACATAACTTCGGCCGCAATTGGATTCAATGGTACTGGTAATGTTAGTTTAACAACAAGTATTGCAAGCAATGTCATCACCAATGCGATGATTAATGCAACTGCGAATATCGCAGACACTAAACTTGCAACTATTTCGACTTCAGGTAAAGTACAGAACTCTGCAACTACTGCGACTTCTTCTAATACTGGTTCGACAATTGTTGCACGTGATATTTCTGGTAACTTTACTGCGGGTACTATTACTGCAAACTTAACTGGTGATGTTACTGGTACTGTGTCAAGTCTGTCTAACCACACATCCACAATTCGTGGGGTAATGGTTGCGGGTTCGGGTATTGCATATGACTCTGCATCTGGTGTTATTAGTACTATAGAGACGTACTCAACTCCAACCGAACTATTGACCGCAATCAAAACCGTGGACGGTGCGGGTTCTGGATTAGATGCTGACACACTAGATGGACAACAAGGTTCACATTACAGAATTAACGTGTATAACTCTTCGGGTACACTACTTAACTAAGGTATAGAAAATGGCAACTCCAGACACTAGAGACGAACTAATTGATTATTGCTTGAGAGCCTTGGGTTCTCCGGTATTGGAAATTAATGTTGCGGATGAACAAGTAGAAGACCGTGTGGACGAAGCACTACAATGGTTCCGTGAACATCATCCGGACGGTAAGAGACGGTATTATATCACCAAAGAAATCACTCAGGCAATGATTGATAATAAGTATGTCGATTTGGATACTGAGGTGATGACAGTTGTTCGAATGTTCAGAGTGGATAACGCATCTGCGTCTACCAACTTCTTTGACATAAAATATCAGATGCGATTGAATGATATTGCAGACCTAAATAGATTCAGCGGTGACATGGGATACTATGAACAGATGCAACAACATCTGTCACTGTTGGATATGAAACTAAGTGGTGAACCACAGATTACATTTGATAGACAGGCAGATCGTGTATACTTCTATCATGATGCAGGTGACTTCACCGTAGGTAACTATGTAATATTTGAAGTATATGGTACACGTGACCCTGATACGGGTGCTAACTCTGATTATAATTCTCTGTGGAACCACAAGTTTCTCAAGGCATATACAACCGCATTGATTCGCCGTCAGTGGGGACAAAACATGTCCAAGTTCGAAGGTATGCAGTTGCCAGGCGGTGTTACTATCTCGGGTAGACAAATACTCGAAGATGCGAATACTGAAATTGAACAACTTATGACCAAGTTTAGAGAAGAAGAAGACATTGGCCCAATGTTCTTCGTGGGGTAAAAGATGGCAACAAATCCTTGGATTTCACAATCAGTACGTGCTGAACAGAATTTATATGAGGACATAGTAATAGAGTCCT